CAGCTACATTGCTCTGGGCCATCGCCGTATCCGCCGCAAGCTGGGCATCGCCCTCTTGGCGTATGGTTCCATGCTGCCGTCCACTCGGCCACCGGGATGCAGATCACGACATCCTCTTCGATGGCTGCCGCTGCCAGCGCCTCCAGCACGGCGGCGGCATCGTTCAGCATTTTGGCATCCAGGCCGCCGATGGTGTCGCCGATTTCGGGCGCGCGGCCGTAGAGGATGCGGCAAAGGCGCTCGGCGCCGCTCAAGACGCTCGCCCCGACATTGTCGCCGCCAGGCGCTGGACATACTCAGGGGCCGGCAAGGCACTACCGCCACCATCAAACCTGCCAGGCGGGAGTAATGCCGTCGCCTGCTCCGCGGACAGCCGTCCCTTTTCAACGGCTTCACGCAGCGCCGTTTCGCGGCCCGCGACATCCCACCCCAGGCTTGGACGCCATACCGGCGGCGTCCGGGCGTCGCGTGCCCGGCTTACCGCGGCCTGGTAGACCTCGCGAAAGGCCATGCGGGCGGCGATGTGGTCGCCCATCGCCAGCAGGGGCGATGCCGCGCCGAACGCCGTCGCCATCTCGTCGGTCCAGACGACCGACCCGGCTTCCGAATGCGGGATCATCGACCACGCCTCTTCGACGCCAGGGCGGCCGTCATCGAGGCGTGACACGATGGCCTCGGCGGTCAGCCTGCCGCGGTGCTCGCGCCGGCAGCGCCGCAGGGCGCCAATCACCTGCTGCGGCGGGTAGCCGTCGAGGTCCATCACCAGGACGGCCAGCGCCATCTTGCTCAGCGGCTGACCGCACAGTTCGGCGGTCGCCTGAATTTGCTCGCTAATGCCCATTTGGATTTCCTCCTGCTGCCATGCGCAGTGATTCGATGTTGGCGTCCACCCATTCCGCGGCCTCATACGCCGCCTGGTGCTGATCCGCTTGCCGCGCCTCGGTGTCAGTCATACGCGTCCGCGTCGCCCATTCGGTCCGCAATCCCTCGCAGTCGCGTGATAGCAGCTCGGCGCAGTGCTTGCTGCTGACGTACAGCGCCCGGTTGCTGCCGACGTACCAGGCCGCAACGTGCGGGGCCTCGTTGGCGCCCAGCCGGTCGACCACCTGCGCCAGCAAGGCGTTGACCTTGGCGTTGCGGACCGGCTCGGTGTTGTAGCGCCGCAGGTAGGCGCTGGCGTAGCCATCCCAGATGGCGGCGGTCTTCGCGGTCTTCCTTTCGGCCGTCGCCGTTCGGACTTCTCTGCTGCCGGTTGTCACCAACTCTTGCCCGGCGACGGAACGCGTGAGCGTGCCGTCCACTCTTTCGGGTTGGGTAGGTTCTGGATAAGGGTCAGGATTAGGATCTGGAGTTCGAACCTGTTTCGGAATGGTTTCGGAAGGGTTTCGCAACCCTTCCAGGTACGCCAGAAAATCAGCCTCGAAATTGGCCCCAAACTCAACAATGGCGCGGGCTAGATCACCGATGAAGCTGAACTGCTTCGGCACCTCCATGAACTCTTTGGCGCGCGCCTTCGCGACGTTCGTGTTGGAGAGCGCGTTCCATTTCAGGAAGGTCGGCATGAGCACGTAATTCGTCCGTTCGCAACGCTTACAGAAACCTATCCGAAATAGTTCTTCAAAGGCTTCCGAAAGCCTTTCGAAAGGCCATCCGAGGTCAGCCGCCACGTACCCATCAGGAAGCCTGAAACAGCCGATGCCGTTCGTGTGTGGCCCCGTCAGCAGGTAGGTCGCGAGCAGCTTCGCCTGGTCTGACAGGGTGGCAATGTCCGGGTGCCCCCAGAACGAAGACTGGATTTGCCCATACTCGCGCATCACCACTCACCCGTTTCGATAAATTCATGAACTGCGTTCGTCCATTGCGTCCAGTTGCGGACATCGCGCGCAAGATCGGTGAGTTCGTCCAGCGTGGCGCCAGCACTGAGCGCGTTACGCATCGCGTTGATCGCCAAACGTTCATCAACGTAGCTAAGGCGGTTTCTTAGGATTCCTCGGATATATAGGAGCTGGCGCCGATTAGGGTCATCACCTTCCCGCGACTTCACTGAGCAGATGCGAGGTATATAGCTGAACACCTTGTTGCAGGACTCTTCCGTGTAGCCGCCTTCTTCGGCCTGTATCAGGTACTGGCCCAGCGCCTCATCGGTAGATTCCAGCACCACGGCCAGGCCATATTTGATCAGCCAGTGCGCGATGTCTTCCATGCCGCGGTCGGTGACTGTTCGGCCCATTTTTTCAGCAATTACCAGCGCCACCGCGTCAGCTTTTTCGCGGTCGAGCTTCGCTAAGTTTTCACGCCAGCGGAGCATCATTGCCATCTGCTCGCGCCGTTCGTTCAACTCCTCAAGCTGTGCCCGCTGCTTGGCCAGGATGCTGCTGTCGGCCAGCGCTCGAGCGCCCTTCCCTGCGTTGCATTCAGCGCACGAGGTAATCAGGTTCATCAAGTCATTTCCGCCACCCCCCGAAACCGGGGAAATGTGATCGACGTGAAGGATCACTTCGGGGGAAGACTGGCCACAGTATTGGCACCTGAACGAGTCACGCTTGAAGACCTCAAAGCGGGTCTTTTTGCTGATGGATTTACGTTTTGCCATATCAAACCACCTTTCGGCTGGGCGCCATGGGAGCTACCCATGGCGGACGAACACGCACGCAAGAGTGACGCCGCGACGCCTTCTGCCCATGCGAAAGATGATTTTTCATGGTTTACTCTTGTGGGTGATCGGGTAGCTACTCCGACGCCGTGATCTTCCTACTGCCAGCGGCGAGCTGTCAACCCCTGCTCCGCAGCTCCCGGAAGCCGCAGCAAAGCCAGCCGGCGATGAAGGCCGGCACGCCCACCAGGATGGCCAGGGCGGCGACTATCCCGAAGCTCACGGCAGCACCAGCGCTTCTTGCGCGGGCTTGGTCGGCGCCTCTGGCGGAAGCAGCGAGCCTTGCGCTTGGGCGCAGGCGATGCGTTCACAGGCGAGGTCAAAAGATCGGCGGTTGCGCTCAATGCCTATGAAGCGGCGGCCAAGACTCAAGCAGGCCAATCCCGTGGTGCCGCTGCCGGCGCAGGGGTCGAGTACCGTATCGCCTTGGCGGCTGTAATGACTGACAAGCTGCTGCATGAGCCACGTCGGCTTGCCGCCCATATGGGCGTGCTCCTTTGCCCCCGGCGGCAGCACATAGCCACCGGGGAGCGTTCCCCATGCCTTCTGGGCGGCGGTGCGCGCCACCACGATCCAGACAGTCCACGAAGATGGACCGTCGCCCGACAGCCGGACTCGTGAGCCTGGCGCGTAAAACGGAAGTGGCGCGAAAACATACCTCCCAGACGCGCCAAGCGCGGCCTCTATGTGCGGGACAAGGGCGTGGTCGCACATCCAGACGATCCATCCGTCCGATATGCGCGCGAATGCCTTTGCGAAAGTCCAGACATCGGTCTCGCTGAGCGATTCATATCCAAGCGTCGAACGCGTTGCCGCGTCTTTACCTACGCCACGGTGGCCGTTAGCGGAGGCGTCATGCCCGGCGTGCGTCCGCGATGAATACGGCGGGTCTGTTATGCAGGCGTCCACCTTCGGCAGCCCCGGCAAGACCTCCCTGCAATCACCAAGGATCAGCCGCGCGTCGCCGATGGTTACTTCTTCGTGTGGCATTCCTGAGCCTCCTCTACCGCCTCAACGTCACGCTTGCCCACCGGCGCCTGCACCAGCGTGCCATCGTCTACCCAGCGACGCACTCCGTCGCGCATCGTCCAGTGGCGCAGGGTGCCGCGCTCAAGGTCCAGGGTCAGGCCGAAGCCGCTGGTGATTGTCACCGGACGCGCTTCGCCTCAACCCGGCGAGCCTCATGCGCCGCGTTGTATTCCGCCTCGTAGGCATCGGCCGCCGCGTCCATGCTGCCTCGGTTGATGTGCAGGCCCGCCAGAGGGTGCTGCTGCTCTTCCATGTGCTTTGTCCAGTCTGTGTTACTCCAGCCAATGGGAGGGCCAGTGTTTATTCGTTCCTTCACGCCAAGCTCCATATCAATCGCATCTCGTAGCTCTTCGGCTGGTATCGGCGTGTAAGCGTCCACTGGACGCGGAAGATCATTGAATTTGAACTGCCCGAAGGATATCGCAGCCTTTCGCTCCAGATACCGGTAGCGCGCCGCGTCTTGCGCCATGCGCCGCAGTTGCTCGCTCACCGGTACGTCGCCACCGTCTGGCGGGTCCATGTAGAGCGATCCGGGCAACGCCGCAGCACATTTGTCGAGTTCTGCGGACAGCTTTTCCAACATCACGAGGGCGTCTTCGTCGTTCATTCTGGGGCTCCTCAGTCGAAAAAAAAGGGGCCGACGGGACAAGCGGCCATCGACCCCGGAGAACCACGCAGCCCGGCGAAGGAGGAGGACACCGGTTGGGTGCTGCGCGGATGTTCAAGCCGGCGCCGGCCCGCCAAACAGGTCAGGCCGCAGCTCGGCGCGCGTCACGGCGCCGTCGGTAGCCGCCTCGATCTGGATGGCGCGCTCGGCCGTGATCCTGTGCCGGCCGGCTATCCAGTGGCCGACCATGCCGCCTGACACGCCGCCTGGAGCGCCTATCCGGGCGCCGAACTCGGCGTAGGTGAGGCGGTTGTTTCTCAGGTACGTTTTGATGTCCATGGAGCCGCGTTATAGCTGGCCTATGGGATGATGTCAACCAACCATCGCCGGGAAATATTTTCCTCACCGTGTAGGGCGGCTATTGACAGCCCATATTTAGCCGGGCTATAACATGCCCGACGCCGCAAGGCAGCCACCGGAAACCACGAAATGACCGACAACGAAGCCACGACTACCAAACCCAGCCGGGCCGAACTCGACATGCTGACGTACGCCATCACGGCGTATGACACGTTCGAGGAACTGGCCACCGACCGGGGGCACCCGGACAGCACGTATCGGCCGACGCTTCGGGTAGCGCTCGGCAAGAATTTCTTGACCTTGGCCGACGCCTACGATGCGGCGCAGGCCATGCGCGGCAGCCCGCTTCGCGCCGTCAGGAGTTGAGCGATGAGCGTCAACATCACCGACGAACAGCGGCGCAGCATTGAGCTGCGCATCGAAAAATGGCGCGGCGAATTCGATGCCTACCGCTTTGGAGGCCAAATTTCCCTTGCCATGCAGGTCGGTAACTGGTTGTTCGGCCTCCAGATTGGCCTCGACATGCTCGGCCTGAATGACTTGGCGAAATTTGCCGAGGACGCCCAGAAAGCAACTCTACAGGAGAACCCATGAATAGCATCCTGAGTGCGGACGACCAGGCGAGGATCGCCGAAATAATCGTCGGCCTTCACCACCGCCGCCGACAGGCGTTCGCGGACTGCGACTTCGTAGACGCGAAGTTGGTCGGCGAATGGCTTGATTTTTTCGAAGAAAGTTTCGACGAACTCGGCCTTCTTAACCTTTCCGATCTCGCTCGCTTCGCGAGGCGCGTCGATTCACGGATGATCGACGAGACGGCCGGCCGTGAGGCAGGTGTCCGCCAGGACCAACGACGTCGCCACGAATTACGCGCCGCCCTTCTAATGTTGAGGCTGGCGCAAGAAAAGGTCTTGCCGATGCTTCTTGAGCTTGGAGAGATCACTTTGTCGAGTGAGGCTTATGCGGCGGCGGGGGAACTGTCTGCTGCAATCGACGGCGTAACCAACGTCATACGGGCTACGCCATCGCAAGATCAGCTGAACGAGTTCGAGCGGGCGTTCTCAGAGCATCAGCGCGCAATCATTGACCGACTGCTTGGTAGAACCGGAGGCAGGGCATGAATAACGACCTCGACTTGACGGGAGCAGGCCTCATCTGCGCCGGCCTGCTTGCCGGCATCGCGGCGGCCGGCTCCGAGCACCTTGGCGTGATTGCCTGCCTCGGCGCCCTGGGCCTGCTGCTGATGGAGGCCGGGCTCTGGCTGCACAACGGAGCAGGCGATGAGTGACTTCAACACGCCGCGCGCAGCACAAACGCCGCGCCTGACGCCTGCCAGGGCGGTACCGGAATTTCTGAAGCTCGACCGGGCCTGCGCCGCCGCGACGCTGTCCGCGTTGATGGATCGCCTTGAGTGGCGGGAATTCCCGCTGCGCGCCGAGTTCGAGGCGGCGCTCGCCACGCTTGGGATTGGAGTCGATACGCTGCGCCAGGAGGGCACATGAACGCCAGCTTTGACGCCGCCATGGCGCGCTGCACGGACCCCAAAGATGGCCGGACAATTGCCGCCGCCCCATTCGCGGCCGTCGTGGATGGAAAAACCGTCTGCGTCGCTACCGATGCCAAGAAAATGTTGGTCGTCGACGACCCAGACAACGGCTACTACGGCAACGCATTCCCGAACGCATTGGAAATCATCCGCAAGTGCTGCCACCCGCCGACGTACCGAGTGTCTCGCAACGCCCTGATCGCGTGGGCTGGCCAAGACTATAGGCAGCCATGCGACAAGTGCGACAAAGGCCTTATCGACCGTCGCAAGTGCGAGCACTGCGACGGGGGCTACGTCGAGTGCGGCCTTGGCCACGAACACGAGTGCTGGCACTGCGACGGGGAAGGCTCCACGGGAAAGCGCTGCGATGCCTGCTACGGCACCTGGAACCTGAATGACGCCATCGTCCCGATCAGCATCCCGTCGCTGGCGATTACGGTCGACGCACACCTGATAGGCGGTCTGTTTGATCTGCTGCCCGGCGACGAGATCGGCATCTGCCGGGAATCGCCGAAGATGCGCGAAGGGACTGGGATGGTCGCTTTTCACGGCCCTGGCTGGATGTTTATCGTGATGCCGTTGCATAGGGAATCCAAGCAGATACCACTACCACCGCCGATTCGTGAATTACTTGGAGAACCACTGTGATCAAACGCATTTACGTGATCACCCACGAAGGCCGGGAATACCTGGTCGACGCCAACTCGCCCGCCGCCGCCCTGCGACACGTTGCGCGCCGCACCATGGGCGTCGCCGTCGCCAAGCAATCCGATCTTGTCCGGCTGCTGACGGCCGGCGTGAAGGTTGAGTCGGCGGGCGAAGACGACCAGCAAGCCGCACTCGAATTTCCGGAGGTCCAGCCATGAACCAGATCACGACACGACAGAACACCTCGCTGGAAGCGCTGGGCGAAGGTCTTTCGATTCTCGGCCAGCGCCAGGCCACGATCCCCGTCGGCGGCAAAATCCGCAGCGGCATCAAAGTGCTGACGAAGGCCGCGGCAGCAAACGAGGTCGCGCTCAACATCTACAACAAGGGCGTCGCGGCCGGCGCCACATTCGGCGCCATCGAGAAGCGGATCATGGAGGAATGCCGGTTCGAGCGCAGCCCGCTGACGCCGAAGAACGTGCCCTATTTCACGGTGCGCCGCGCCGACTTTGCGATGCCGGAGGTCGCCGACCTGATCCTGGACCGCTACGGCGAGGTCCGCGACGGCCAGGACGGCGTTCACCTGTACCGGTTCCCGGTGATCTTCCCCATGGACAGCTGGGCGGCGGTCATGCCGCATGCCCTGCGCGCCTATAGCCGCTCGGGACTCATGTACTGGTCGGAGTACGGCAGCGACGGTACGCGCTACTGCAAGACGCGCGCCGACGTACCGGTCGACCCGTCGGCCAAGCGGGCCGTCCGCGTTTTCGGCGGCCGCCCCGTGGTGCTGCGCCCCGACAACGGCGGCCTGTGCGAGCCCGAGCGGTGCCCGCAGTACCAGCAGCGGGCCTGCAATTTCTCGGGAGCCCTGCTGTTCTTCATCCCCGGCATCCCCGGCAGCTCGGCAATCTCGCTGGCCACCAACTCGATCTACTCCATGCAGCAGGCGCGGCAGACGCTGGAGATGGTGGCGTTCCTACGCGGCGGCCGAATCAGCGGCACGCAGGACGGCAAGCCGATTTTCTACGTCACCAAGAAGTCCGAAGAGGTGTCGATGCTGGACCCGGAGACCGGCCAGCCGAAGAAGGCCAAGCAGTGGCTTATCAAGCTGGAGGCCGACATCGCCATGGATCGCGTGTTTACCGAAGCCGAGGAGCCGCGGCAGATCGCCGACGGCGCCAGCGCTGCTGCGCTGCTCGGCGGCGACGTGATCGACATGGATGACGACGATGGCCGGGCGTTCTGAGATGGCCGCTTTGACGTTCGCGGATTCCGGAACACAGGAGCTTGCGTAATGCCAAAGACCGTTGATCTGACCGGGCAACGCTTCGGACGACTGGTTGCGCTGTCCATCTGCGGGAGGAAAGGTCGCAAAGCTGTCTGGAGCTGCCGATGCGACTGCGGTAAAAGCTGTGAGATATTTGGCTACAATCTCGCGAATGGTCATACGAAATCGTGCGGCTGTCTACGCAGCGAGCTATCAAGGACAACAAAACGCATTCATGGCATGCGTAGCTCAAAGCTGTATAGCGTATATCACGCGATGATCGCCAGGTGTTACAGCGGCAGGGCCGCGTCGTATCCGTACTATGGCGCTCGTGGCATTCGTGTTTGCGAGGAATGGCTCAACTCTCCGTCTGCATTCTTCGCGTGGGCAATGACCAACGGCTACCGGGAGGGAGAATATCTGGATCGTATAGATAACGACGGTTACTACAGCCCACAAAACTGCCGATGGGTGGACGCGGTCACGCAGGCCAACAATAAGTCGAATAACCGAATCATCACCTTCAACGGTTGCTCCATGTCCCTCACGGCATGGTCGCGCCGCGTCGGCCTTACAGAAAGCGCTCTGCGTCGTCGGATTACGGTTTATGGGTGGACAATTGAGCGAGCACTGACAACACCGCCAAAAGGAGCACGTATATGCACCGCCTGATGCAGGCCAGCGACCTTCATTATTGCCAGAGGCATCTTGAGCACGTCGATAAAGCGTTCGCCTTCGCCGTCAACGATGCCATCGCCAGAAAAGCGGAATTAGCGGTGCTTTCTGGAGACTCTTTTGATTCCGCGATCAACGTCCACGAGCCGGCTGTGGCCGCCTTCCTGGGTCGGGTAAAGACGCTGGCCGATGCAATGCCTGTTATCGTTCTCGCTGGCACGCAAAGCCATGACCGCCCTGGCGCCCTGAACGTGTTGCGCACCCTGGGCGGTAACCATGAAGTGTTCGTTGGCGACCAGATATGCCAGGTCGCCTGGACGGATAGCGGCTGGGTTCGATCGCCTGGCCATGCATTTACCGGCGCCCTGCCGCATGGCTCCAAAGTCTTGTTCAGCATTCTGCCGAGCATCAACCGCGGAGTGATTGCCGCTGCCGTGGGCGCAGAGAACGTCGCCGAGAAAGCCAGCGAAGCGATCTATGACCTGTGCCGCGGCTGGGCTGTTACAAACTTGTCCGCGCGTCAAAACGGCATCGGCACGGTGATGATTACCCATGGCACAGTGAACGGCGCCATGACGGAATGTGCACACGCCCTCGTGTCGATCGACCACGAATTCACCGCCGGTACACTCTTCGCGGCTGAGACGGCGGCAGTCATGATCGGGCACATCCACGCCCACAATTCCTGGGAGCACGGCGGCCGACGAATCGCGTATCCAGGCTCCATTACGCGCCTGATCCACGGGCATGCCGCCGACACCGGCTACCTCATGTGGGACGTCCAGGCCGACAAGTCGTCGTTCGAATTCATCAAGACGCCTGCCAAGCGGCTGCTGGAACTCACGTTCCCCGGCCCGCCGGACATGGACGAACTGCGCCGCGCCGCCGCCGATGCTGCGGGCTCCTATACCAGGATCAGATTTTCGGTTGATGAAGAGAGCCGCCACCAGGTCGACCGCAAGGCCATCGAAGCGATCTTCGCCAGCGCCGCCGAACTCAAGATCGAGGCCCGTGTCCTGCCGGTCCAGCGCACGCGCGCCGCCGGCATCGGCCAGGCACTGACCCTTGCCGACCGCCTGCGCCACTGGTGCGATCTGACGCAATCGGAGCCCGCGCCCCTGCTGGAGCGCCTACATGCAATCGAAACCGGCGACGTTGCCGACATCATCAAGGAAATGCCATGAACCCGCTGAAACTCACCCTGCGCAACTTCACCGGCATTCGCGCCGGCCTGGGCCGTGACGAACTCATGCTCGACCTGGCCACGCTGGTCGGCAATGCCGTCCTGGTCGCAATCAGCGGCCCGAACGGCACCGGCAAGACAACGGTGTTAGACAGCCTCACGCCCTATCGCTTGATGCCTTTCCGCGCCGGCGGCTACACGCCAGGATCGTTCAGCTACTACGACCACATCTGTGCGCCGGAAGCGTCCAAGGAGCTGACGTGGGAGCACGGCGGCGTCACGTACCGCAGTACCCTGCTGTTCAAGGACTCCGGCAAGACCAAGAAGACCGAGGCGTACCTTCACTGGCTGTCTGGCGACCAGTGGCAGGCGTTCACGGCGCCCGACGGCACCATCAGTGACGGGAAAACGGATACCTACGACCGCTGCGTCGAAGCCATTCTGGGCAGCCCAGAGATGTTCTTCACCAGCGTGTTCGCGGCGCAGGGCCGGCGGCAGCTGTCGGCCTACACGCCGGCTGAGATCAAGGCCGTGCTGTCCGAGCTGCTGGGCCTGGATCACATCCTTGAATTGGGCGCGCAAGCCGGCGACGTCGCCAAGGCGGTGCGCGCCAAGCTGGACGCCGCGCAGGAAACGCTGCGCACCGCAGACGACATCGACGGCGGCATCGCGGCGGCCCTGGCCGAGCGCGACGACCGCAAAGCCACGCTGGCCCTGAACGACCACGCCATCGCCGCCATCCGGGCGACGGCGCAGCAAGCGCAGCGTGCGCATGCCGAGGCGCAGGCCAACCAGCGCCAGCACGTCGAGATCGAGATTCGGCGTCAGCGCCTGACCGCCAGGCTCGCCGAAATGAAGGCCCGGTTCGACACCGCCATGGCGGGCATCGCCTCACAGACCGCCGCCGAGCAACGCCGCGCCGAAACGGCAAAGACTGAACTCGGCGCCTGGATCGCCGCCGCCATGGCGCGCTGCACGGACCTGGATGCCCGCGTGTCCCGCCAGCAGGCCGTGCTGGCGCGGCGCGACGACATCGACCGCGCCGTCGCCGGAATTCCCGCCGCGGAGGCCGCGGTGTCTGCTGCCGAGCAGGCGCTGTCAATCGCCAACGCCATGCAGGAGCAGTACCACGCCAGCCGGCAGGCCGTCGCCGTCAAGCGCGGCCAGTTCGATGCCGTCGTGAAGGACGGCCAGCACGCCGCCGAGCAGCTGAAGGACGCCGAACGCCGGGCCGGCCTCACGGCGCAGGTGCCGTGCTCCGGCACTGACCTGCAGCCGCGCTGCCAGCTGCTGGCCGACGCCATGACCGCCAGGGACGCCGCGGCACGGCTGGCCGCCGACGTGGACGCCAAACGTACCGCTGCCGGCGTGCTGGCGGCAGAGATCAAAGCCGACATGGCGGCGCTGGACGCCATGGGCGATCCCGCCGCCAGCCGCGCCGCCGCCGAGAAGCACGCACAGTCCGCGCGAGCCGCCCTCGCCGACCTGCAGCAGACCGCCGGCCTGCTGGATTCACTGCGCGCCGCCGAGGAAACCATCGCCGCCGCGCAGGCCGACCTCGCCAGCATCGACAGCGACACGATCGCCCGCAGCGAAGCCGCCGCAAAGGCGGTCGCCGAGGCCGAGGCGCAGATCGAGCAGCTGAAGGCACGCGGCGAAGAGGAGTCGGCGGCCTTTGCGCGGGATGCCCAGGCCACGCAAGCCGAACTCGACCAGCTGCCGCCGCCGGCCGCCAGCGACGCGCTGGCCATGGCCGAACAGGAACTGGTGCGCGTCGAGGCCGCCATGGCCGACGCGCAGCGCGACAGCGACCGCCTGCGCGAGCAGATCGGCGCCATTGATGGCCGCGTTGCTTCTCTGCGCGAGCAGGCGGCGCGCTTCACCGACGCCCGCGCCCGCGCCACCACGCTGGAAGCCGAGCTTGCCCACTGGACGCTGCTGCGCAAGGCGCTGTCGAACGACGGCATCGTGGCGTTGAGCATCGACGACGCCGGGCCGACGCTGGCGGCGCTCACCAACGATCTTCTGCTGTCCTGCTACGGTCCGCGCTTCACGGTGGCCATCCGCACGCAGGCCGAGACCGCCAAGGGCGACCTCAAGGAAACCTTCGACATCGAGGTCTTCGACGGCGACACGGGCGAGCAAAAGTCGATCCGCGTCATGTCCGGCGGCGAGCGCATCTGGCTCAACGAATGCCTGTCACGCGCGATCGCGCTGTACCAGGCGCAGCAGTCGGGCCAGAACTACGGCGCGCTGTTCGCCGACGAGTCCGACGGCGCCCTGGACGCCGAACGCAAGGCCCAGTTCATGGCTATGAAGCGTAAGGTCATCGAGCTTGGCGGGTACCGGCGCGAGTTTTTCATTTCCCACTCGCCGGAGCTTTGGGATCTGGCTGATGCAGTTATTGATTTGAGTCAGTTTCGGGTTTGATGGAGCCATGCGCGAGGAGAGCACCACCCTGCGTGAGCGAGCCATCGCTTCGGAGAGCGCCAGAAGCGTCGAGCGAGCCACAAGACGCGAGAGCATCACATGAACGTAGCGAGCCATTAACGAGGAGAGCACCACCCTGGAGGAGCGAGCCACATGCGATGAGAGCACCAGACCCTCCGAGCGAGCCAGCTCATTGGAGAGAACCACGGTGCGGGAGCGAGCCAGCGGGTCAGAGAGAACCAGAATTGCTGAGCGAGCCATGTTTGAAGAGAGCACCACCCCGTTCGAGCGCAAGCGATTTTTAATTGTAACCACCTGAAATCAAGGAGATTGTCATGCCCGAAGTAACCGCAGTCACCACCGACAGCATCATCACCCAGCTTGAGGGCCTCAAGACGAACGTCATGGAAAGTGACAACCTGAACCTGGTCGATAAGGTCAAGCTGATCGACAAGCTGACCAACACCGAGGTCCGCATCGCCACGCTGGCGCTGTCGCATCGCAAGATCGCGGCTCGCCTGCTGGAAGGCACCAAAGGCCCGGTTTCCCTCATGTCTCCGAAGGAGGTCTGAAATGCTCGCACTTGAACCGATCGTCAGGTTGTCGCGCGACATCGTGAAGGGCATGTCGACGATGACCGAGCAGGAAGCCCGATTCCTGGTGGATTCCTACTACCAGATGCAGGAATTCAGGAAGCGCACCGCGAACCAGGATCGCGCAATGGCCGACGAGCCGCACGACTCGCTTATGTGGTTCCTGTCGCAGACCGACACCATGGAAAAGCAGATCGAGCGCGCGCTCGACAACTACACGGCAAACGTCAGCGACGTGGGCCGTTGGCTGCGCAGCGTCAAGGGCATCGGCCCCGTGCTGGCCGCGAACTTCCTGGCCAACCTGGACGTCACGCGATCCGAAACGGCTGGTGGCTTCTGGCGCTTCGCCGGCCTCGACCCGACAGTGCGGTGGGAAAAGAAGACGAAGCGCCCCTGGAACGCCAGTCTCAAGACGGCCTGCTGGAAGGCCAGCGATTCATGGGTGAAGCTCAAGGGCCACGAGGACTCGTTCTACTCGCACATCTACGTGCGCCGGAAGGAGTACGAGGTCGCCCGCAATGAACGCGGCGAGCTCGCCGACCAGGCCGCGGCCGGCATGGCCCGCGTCGGCAAGGACACCGAGGCGTACAAGCACTACGCCGAAGGCCGCCTGCCACCCGGCCATATCGACATGCGCGCCCGCCGTTACACGTCGAAAATGTTCCTCGCTCACCTGCACGAGGTTATGTTCGAGGACCACTACGGCCGCAAGCCGCCGCTGCCCTACGTGATCGAGCACGGCGGTCACGCGCACATCATCGGCCCGCCGGGCTGGCCGTTGTAGCCGCGCCGTCCGAGAGCGCCAGAGATTCGGAGCGAGCCATCCACTCAGAGAGAACCAACCGCGTTGAGCGAGCCATCAAGTCCGAGAGCACCAGGACCGGTGAGCGAGCCATGCATCGGGAGAGAGCCATGTCATTGGAGCGAGCCATGCAACGCGAGAGCACCAGCCGCGCCGAGCGAGCCATTGAGGCAGAGAGCAACATTGCGACGGAGCGAGCCACGAATTGCGAGGGCACCACGAATTCGGAGCGAGCCACGCTGCCCGAGAGCACCGGGTCAGCCGAGCGAGCCATGTTGTGCGAGAGAACCAACCGCGTGGAGCGAGCCACCACATGCGAGAGCACCACTGGGCCGGAGCGAGCCATGAAAACAGAGAGCACCATGCCATTGGAGCGAGCCAAGGTGGCCGAGAGCACCATGCGCGGCGAGCGAGCCATGCTCAAGGAGAGTTCCACCCAGGCAGAGCGAGCTACAATGTCGGAGAGCGCCACAACTACTGAGCGAGCCATTCCTGGTGAGAGAACCATGGCACCAGAGCGAGCCAACATCAACGAGAGCACCAAACGTGCTGAGCGCCCAGCAACACCCTAACCAACCAAGGAAGCCAACATAACCACCGAACCTTTCCACCAATGGGCCATCGTCGAACTGTTCGGTCACCAGCGCATCGCCGGCCTTGTGACCAACGAGACGATCGGCGGCTGCGCCTTCGTGCGCGTCGACGACCTGCCTTTCTGAGGACGCGATCGTGGCCGAGACCATCCGCATCCGAAACGCCCTGACCCGCTGGCGCCACCGCTTGGCCTACGCCGTGGCCTGCTGCATGGCGCGGCTAAATCCGCGGATGCACGTCATCGTCGTGAGCGCGCCGCCCGGGCTGAGCGAAGAAGACATCAGCGCCTGCGTCGTCGCCGGCCTGCGGCACGCCGCGCGCATGATGGCCATCGAGGCGGAAACCGTGCGCATCGACCGCTGGCTGGCCCGAGTAAACCCTGAATTTTTCGGCGACGCCGACACCCATCCCTGAGCGAGGAAAGCACGATGCCAACGCCAGAAGCCACCATTACCCGCACCGCGGTGAAGTCTTCCAACATCAATGCCGTGGGCTACGACGCCGACACGATGACGCTCGAAGTCGAGTTCACGGGCGGCGGCGTGTACCGCTACGCCGACGTGCCGGCCGAAACGCACGCCGCCCTGGTCAAGGCCGAGTCGGTGGGCCGGCACTTCGCGGCGCACATCCGGAATGCCTTCAAGGCGCACAAGGTTCCGCCGCCCACGACGCCGCCGGAAACCATTGGCGCCCTGCTGGAGCGGCTATACCCGACGGAAGCCGAACGGACTGAATGGCTGTGGGCGCCACAGCCGCTTCTCGACGGCGCCGTGCCCATCAAGCTGATCGGGTCCGGACGTGCCGCGGACGTGCATGCCGTTCTGAAGCGGCTCGCCGACGGAGCCACGTCATGACTGAAAATGGATATTCAGCACCAAAAGAACGGCCGATCCTGTTCAGTGCCGATATGGTCCGCGCGATCATCGCCGGCCGTAAGACCCAGACGCGAAGGCTGGTAAAGACAAACAGCGCGGGGCGCGCCCAACTCGCGGGACGCAACTGGCACCTGCAAGACCCTGACTGCATCAAGGCCTGCCCGTATGGCCGGCCTGGCGATATTTTGTGGGTTCGCGAGGCGTTCAGCGGCCCTCATTGCATGGAGTCATCCGATGGCTGTGCCGCGGCACCGCCCTCAAAGTGGGCGAAGTCTTCGCGGCTGTGGTTCTGGGCTGACGGCGATCCACAGCATGGCGACTGGACCAAGCCACGTCCACCTATCCACATGCCACGCTGGGCCAGCCGCATCACGCTGCGCGTCACGGACGTGCGCGTCGAGCGGCTGCAGGACATCACCGCAGACGATGCCGCCGCCGAGGGCGTGCAGATACCCGTCGACGCCAGCACCGGGCGGCCGATGCTCGACATCAGCAGCCCCTACGCGCCCTGCCACTACCTGACGGCAGACAAGGCGCGAACGTTTGACCACGACGCCTGGCTGCGAGCTCATTTCGCCGGCCTGTGGGACAGCATCAACGCCAAGCGCGGACATGGCTGGGCGTCGAATCCTTTTGTGTGGTCGATCGGATTCGAGATGCAGGCATGAGCCGCTACGCCGAAACAACGGCCGTCCCGGCCGACAAATCGCGCGCCGAGATCGAGCGCACCTTGGAGCGTTATGGCGCCACCGCATTTGCCTACGCATGGCAGGGGCAGAACGCCAGCATCATGTTCGAAGCCGATGGCCGGCGCGTGCGGTTTCTGCTGCCGCTGCCGGACCGCGAAGCCGCCGAGTTCACGCGCACTCCCGGCCGCGGCGTCCCGCGCAGCCCAGAGGCGGCGCGCGAGGCATGGTCGCAGGCCTGCCGTCAGCGCTGGCGGGCGCTGGCGCTGGTCATCAAGGCCAAGTTGGAGGCCGTCGAGGCCGGCATTACCGAGTTCCAGGACGAATTTCTGGCCCATATCGTCCTGCCAGACGGGCGCACCGTGGGCGATCACGCGCGGCCAGGCATTGCCATCGCCTACGAATCCGGCACCCTGCCGCCGCTACTGCCGGGGCCGCCACGGGAGCGTTCCCGTTGAGCGCGGCCGGGCCGGACTTTTTCGTCCGCCGTGAAGCAGTATTTTCTGACTGCCGCCGCTACCGCTACCGGCTGTCGATGATGCGCCAGGCTGGTCCGCGCGTGCTGTGGGTGCTGCTCAACCCAAGCGTGGCCGATGAATTCATCGACGACCCCACGGTGCGGCGCTGCCAGCGCTGGGCGGCAGCATGGGGTTACGCGGGCGCCGAGATCGTGAACATCTTCGCGTGGCGCGACACCGACCCGAAGGGGATGCGCGCCGCCAGCGACCCGGTCGGGCCGGACAACGACCGCCATCTACTTGCGGCGGCAGCGGATGCCAGCCTGATCGTCTGCGGGTGGGGCGTGCATGGCGCCCACATGGAGCGCGGTCGGCAGGTTGCCGCGATGCTGCACGCAGCCGGGCACACGCTCAACGCCCTTCGGGTGACGCGCGGCGGGCACCCACAGCATCCGCTGTACCTGCCGTCGGCCCTGGCGCCGTCCGAGTGGCCTGGCGGTCGCCTGTTGCAGGCGACGAAATCCCGCCGCACTGGTGCGGCCAAACCGTAGTCAGCGCCGGCACGAATCGATCGCCGCGTTGAGCCTGGCCTCGTAGCCCTCGCGGACCTCGATGTCGGCCGCCATGGTCTGCGCCTTGGCGTACAGATCCTCGCCGCCGGTCAGGCCGTCGACGGGGAAAGCCGGGGCCGGCACCGGGCCGGGATCGCAGGGCACGTTCACGCGCACCCGGGTTTCGATCACGGCCGGCGGCTTGGCAGCCGTAGCACAGCCGCCGAGCATGACGGCGGCAGCCAACGCGGCGATCAGATTGCGGGTCAAGGCCGGCCCTCCCTGCGCTGCCGGATCCATTCAGTGAGCATGACATCCGCGCTCCGGCATAGGTCGCCTGGATCTGACGGGCGCCTCCTGAGCAGGTCGGCGGCTCTGCGCTCCGCCGTGTTGGCCCGCGCCTGAGCTGATGCCACGGCTTCCTGCGCCTGCCGTGCCCGCTGCGCCGACAGCGTGGCTGCCTCTTCTGTGGCAGCGCTACAGGCTGCTGCGGACGCCTCGACGCCGGCCTTTGTGGCTTCGCACGCCGCCAGCGCGGCTTCTGCCGTTGCCTGCGCTTTCCGGGCATCCTCGATCTGCCGGCCACGATCAGTCCACGCCCACCACGCGCCGGCCACGATGACCAGCAACCCGATGGCGGCGTAGAGCCTGCTCATCAGCGCAGCGACCGCGCGTTGAACACCAACGCCGACACCTGCAGCGCGATCAGCGGCCCGTAGACGCCCCAGCCCAGCGGGTACCGGTAATCGGCGTAGGCCGTGGCGCCAAGGATCATCGCCTTGAAGCCGAGCAAGCCGGGCCAAGTGCCGACGCGTGCCATGATGGCCCGCAGCAGGGGGTTCAGCTCGCGCCCGCCGCGGTGCAGGATGTAGGCGGTGGTCGCGGCGTCAGCGGCTTGCAGTGCCGCGAATAGCCAGAACAGGGTGCTCATAGGGCGGCCTCAATCTGCTGGGCCAACGCGAACAGCGCATCCATCGCGGCATCATCCTGCCCCAGCGCAATGCCGGCGGCCACGATCGGCGGGTAGTTTCGCGCTACATGCTGCGCCGTCGCCCAGTCGTCGCGCGTTTCAATGGGAGCGGCGGCCACGTAGTCTTCGACGGCCTGGCGCAGCCCCACCTGCACAAGCGCCCGCCTGAAAGCCCGCATACTCACCACCGGCACTTCCGGCGGCGGCTCTGGCCGCTGAATCTCCCCCGGCATGTAGCAGCGCCAGGTGTCTCCATCCCTGACTATGGACTCGGCGCCGGATGCCAGGGCTTCGGGTTCTGATGTTGCGATTTTCATCACTGAATCCACTCGATGAGATAGTCGACGAGAGTCACATTGCTGGTCCGCGAGGTCGAGCCGCCCGTGGCAGGGCCGCCAGGACCGGTAGCGATAGCAGCAGTCCAGGTGTCAGGAGTCGGTGTTCCGGTCACGACTAGCGTGCCGTTGTAGCCACCAAGGCTGAAAGATGTATTGACGATCTTGTCGCCCGTGGCGTAGCCGTGTGCGGTTTTTGTGAAGGTCGCAGTCCCCGACGACCAGCTGGCAGTAACGCTGGTCTGCGCTGTTTCTGCGCAAGATAGGCCGGCGAAGGCGATTTCCCACGGGGCGCCGAAATTAATTATTGGGTTATGGTTAAGCTGAGTAGATGCACCGCTCAAACCAACAGTAAATCGAGTTGTATTTCGTGTTTCGGCATTCTCGCCTAGAGCAGTTAGTATGTTCAGCAGCGACATCTGGCCGACAGTTCCAGACGTTACCGAGTTAGTGTCGAATATAGGACTGTTTCCAGTTCCGCCGCCCACCGCGCCGCCACGCAAGCTTATGGCACGGCTCGTCGTGCCTAACCCAGGCACATCCCACCGTGTCCACGTCCTGATCCGCGATCCAGCCCGGATGAATCCGCCTGGAAATGTTGCTGCCGTAATCAGCGTGGTGGACAGAGACTGAATCGTCAGGTTGACATTATGCGCATTTGCAATCACCGCACTACCGTTCAGCGGCGACCAGTACGCGCCATCGCTGACCAGATAGGCGCCATTCAGATCAATCGCGCGCCGCACCTGCCCCGGCACGCTGGCTGCGGGGGGGAGGTCGGCGAAGGGGAGGGGGACGCCGCTCTGATCGCCCCAGTGATTGCCCCAGCGTTGCAGGCCCATTGGTCAGTCTCCGCTCACGATGTGCAGGGTCCAGGTCGTGTCGGCGTCCAGGCCGGTGCTGACGGCCTCGATGGCCTCAAAAAAACCCTCGAATACCGCCGGGTCCGGCGCCGTCAGCACGATGACGCCCAGCTCCCGGAAGGTGATAGCGCCCGGCGTCAGTCCGCGCACCGACAGCGTGCCGGCGCCTGGCGTGGCCGGCGCGCCGGTGGCGGTGACGGTGACCTCCGCCTGCACCAGGTGGCGCCAGCGCCGGCCGCCGCTGAAGCGCGGCTGGATGGCTCCGGACACGGCGCCGCCGGCCTGGGTGGAGGCGAGCGTAAGCTCGCTCGAAGGTTCGTTTCCGTATCCCATAGTGGGCTCCTATTTTTGGCCGCCGGTGAAGCGAGCCGTCACATTGGCGGCCCCGTAGAGCCCCGTTACCAGGCTGGCGAGGGTCGCAAACTCGGCGCCCGACATCCGTCCGAACGCGCACAGCACGGAGCCCGACGCCCAGAAGGCGGCGGCGATGATGAACTTGCGGTACCCAATCAGGCGCGGCATTCAGCGGCCCCCATAAAACAGCCCAAGCCACTTGTCTGGCGCCAGGACGGCTGCCGAACCGATACAGCCTACCGGCTTGCCGATCGCGTCGACGCCATACTCGACGACCACCTTGCCAGGCGCCTTATCCAGCGGGTACACGGCGTCGGCCAGGACATCCAGCACCCATGACTGCCCGGGCGCGTGGTACACGGTCACCATGTGCGGCGGCCTGGTCGCCAGGTAGGCGAGCCGCGGCACGCCCGGCAACCTGGCCAGCTTTATCCGCTGCCAGTACGCGATGGCGAAGTCCTCGCAGTCGCCGCCAGACGCGCGCAGTTCCTCCGGCGACAGCCAGACATCGCCCGTCTCGGCAACGTACTGGAACTCGGCATTGACGCCGTCCAGGATGCCCTGCAACCTGGCCTCGATGTCAGCTGGCGCGGACAGCGAATACGGGCTGCCGCACGGGCTGGTGTCGGCGGCATCACCGCCCGGTTGGCAGGTCGGCTTCACCCACCCCCAGCCGGCGTCGTAGTACATCGGCTCCCAGCGCAGCAGAATCTTGCGCGGATAGCCCAGGTTCTCGGCGCAGTGCTTGACCGACCGGCGGGCCGTTCCGCAGACGGCATCGACGGCGGCCCGGTCGAGCGGATCAACGGCATTGCGAGCTTCAGCCGCTATGTGTCCGGCGCCGCCGTTGTACTTGCGCAGCGTCAGCCACCAGCGATCGCATTCGGTGTGGCCGCGCGTGCGGTCGTACAGGTGCCGGTCGTACCGGGCCACGGCGCGCAGCGCCCATGCCGGCGAGTAAGGCGCCACGACGCCGTCGAAGTCCTTGGGGTAGGCGGCCACGATCCATGCCGCGGTGTCCGGCGTGAACTGCGCCAGGCCGGACGCGTACCGGCTCTTGGCATCGGCGTTCCAGGCCGATTCCTGGTGTATCTGGGCCGCCAGGCGCGCCACGGGGGCATCCAGCCCCCACACGCGCATGGCCTCTCGCGTGAGGGCGTGCTTGTACTGGTGCGCTCTGGCCGGGACTTCCGCATGCACGGCGGACGCCAGCGCCAGCAGGATCAGCAGCAGGCCCGCCGAGACGTACCAGCGGCGCCCGGCGCAGAAGCCAATGGCGGCGGCCACGACGATCATTACGGACCCAGGGCCAGCGCCAGCATGGCGGCGGCGACGATGATGGCGCGCCGCAGCAGGGATTGATCGCGCGCGGCGCCCGTCAGCTCATGCGGTCGCGGGCCACGTTCGATTGACCGGTGCACCAGGTAGCCTAGCCATGCGCCGATGCTGAGCTTGCACAGCGTCCACAGCAGCAGGCCAGCCATCTCGGGCCGGTAGACGGCGACGGCGACGCTGGTAATCAGCGCCAGCGCCAGCCACGGCCACAGGCGGATTCTGGTATTGAGGGCGGACAGTCGGGGCACGGGATTCTCCGGTTGATGCTACGGCCACCAGTATCCCGTCACGACCCGCGCCAACGACGCCAGCCCATGCAGCGCCCACGACCACACGAACAGGCCAGCCAGAAACTTCGCCGCCTGCTGCGGGTCCGCCCGCGTCCACTCGACGGCGACGTTCTTGAGGTCGTGGTAGGTGCGTCCAGGCGCCCGGACGCGGGCGTAGCTGTCGTCTACCGCGGGCGTGCCGGACTTCAGAAAATTCCGCCGTCGCGCGGCGTCATGAATCAACAGCGCCGGATAGCTGAAGCCGGCGGCAATTAAGGCGATAATGAAGATCAGGATGCGCATTGACATGACTCTGGGGCGACCGCCCACGTGGCGGCCGCCCCGAATCTAGCGTCACGACTGGATGGGCGGCGCAATAGCCTGCGGCGCGTCCGCCGCCGGCCGCTGCGTCATCTCGATCAATGCCGTGAATCCGGCAACAATCTCGTTGCGCGCCGACTCGACGGCCGCCGCCGGCCGGTTGCTGGCCTTGACGACTTCAATCAACGCCGGCACAAGCTGGCGCATGGCGCAGTGCTCCACGTGTTCCTCGCCAGTCTTGGCGTTCTCCCAGACCACACCATCGGTCCACGCCGGGCAAAAGCGTCTGGCGTTCGGATCGCTGGTCTGCGGGCATTCCGCCCCGATGAGTGCGCATTTGCCCATGTTCAGTCCTAGTTCCTGCTCGCCACTATGACATCGACGTAATTTGGACGCCAGGCGCCATTCGATGACAGACCGTGAGTATGCGCCTGGCCGCCACCGGTGCCGCCGATGGACTGCCCCGCGGCATCGCCCGGTGCGCCGGTCCAGGCGGGCTCGGTCACGGCCGACATATTTCTTGTAACGATCGGCCCGGAATTATCACTCCCGGTCTGCCCCTCGACATTCGTCTTGTGCCGCATCGCGTGCCCGTGCAGCGGCATCTGGGCAATCGTCAGCGCGGTGTCTCCCACCGTCAGCCCGCTGATCGTCCACGAACCGCCCACCCCGCCGCCGGACCCGGACACCACCCGCATCACCCGGTCATTGACACTGGTGTCCTGCGTCCACCCGGTCGGCGCCGTCGCCTGCGCAAACACCATCTTGGTGCCGGCCGGGATCAAGGCGTCCACCGTGTCCTTGCGCGCGATGTCCGCCGCCGCGCTGGGCGCCGCCACCTGCGCCCGGCCGGCGGCGTCGCGCAGGATCAGCCGGCTGGCCGTCGCCGCGCTGGTGGCGCTGTGCGGGTTCGTCAGCGCGGCGTGCGCATTCACCTTGGCCTGCGCGCCGGCCGCGCTCTCGACCGTCGAGCCACCAACGCCATGCACGTCGGTGGTGGCGGCGGCGTGGTTGTTGACAGACGCCTGCACGGCGTCCACGTTGGACTTGATCGCGATGTCCGACGCCGCGGCGGGGGCCACCATCTGCGCCCGGCCGGCGGCGTCGCGGCGCACGATTCGGTTGGCGGTAGCCGCAGACACCGCGGCGGCAAACAGCGATGCCGGCGTGACGGCCCGCGTGGCGTCGGTGCCGGCCTGTGTCTCGGCATCGGTCGCCAGCTCGACCTTGCCCTGCACGGCAGTGGTCGCGGTCGGCACCGGCGGCACCAGGGCCGCAATCAGCACCACGAGGGCGTCGTAGAGCTGCGTATCGTCGGCACGTGCCGGCACGATGGATGCCTGGCTGAGCACGTAGTCGATGTTGGCGCGGTCCCACGTAAATTTCGGCCTGGCGTCGACCACCATGCCGCTATTGATGGCGGCCGTTGCCGTGCGGTTGATGCGTGCCAGCAGGCGCGTGTAGTGCGTAATGCCGGTGGCGTCGACGTAGTTGGCGGGCGTGACGCCGCCCTCGGCCACCCGCACCATGTACATGACGCGCAGCCGGCGGCTGGTCTCGACGCCCAGCGTCGGGTCGGTGATCGCGGCGTCGTCAGCTGGCCCGTATTCGTCAAGCCAGAGGTCGACGTAGACCTCGTCTACCCGCGCGCCGCTGGGCGTGGTCAGCGCGGGTCCGGCTATCTCCTGAGCCGAGTACGTGATGTTCGACGGCAGGATCGCCAGGATGCCGTTCACGTACACGTGGCCGGCGCCGGCCGCCGTGCCGTCGCCGCCGGTGATGGTGAAGTTATTGGAGGCGCCGGTGCCGACGATCTTCCAGCCGTTACCGACGGCGCCGTCGCCAAAGCCGTCCTGCACCAGGCGCCGGCCCAGCGTGTGCAGGATTTCCTGCGCCACGTTGAACTCGTCGTCGAGTACGACCTTGCCTTGTTCCTTGAGCATGGCCGCGTACCGCTTCAGCTCGTCGAAGCTGAACCGGCTGTAGCTGCCGCCCCAATCCGTTCCTTTCTGCATGGCGTCTCTCTGCCTAAATGATGATCTGCTGGTACTGGCCCGCCCGCGGGCCGGCCACCCATGACGTGTTGTTCAGGGTCTCGCCGGGCGTCGCCTGGCTCCACGTATGCAGCAGCCCGGTCGACGAGAAAAACAGCGGGACCGTGCCGGCGGCCTTGCCGAACATGATCAGGCGCTTGATTTCATTCATCGTGGCTGGCGGCGCGCCGTCACCTACCAACACGCCAAAGGCGCACACCAGCTTGTTGTCGTTGATTTCGGGGCCATAGAACGGGTAGCCGCCGGTCGGGAAGCTGCCGGCGGCGAACGACGTGATGCCCAGCGTAGCCAGGAAGTCGCGGTCGGCCTGGTCGCGCCATGGCAGGTCGACGATGTCCACCAGCACGCCGGTCTGATCCTGCACCAGGTACTGTAGGGCCAGGTTGTTGTTCAGCAGCCGGATGGGTTCGGTAGTGATCCGCGGACGATAGACGGCATCGGCCTGGCCGGTGGCCCGCGCCACGGCAAAGAATCCGCCCCACACGTCCAGCCACTCGCCTTCCGCGGTCGTGGTCGCCATCTGGCGCAGCATCTGCACGATGGCCGTCTGCGCGTCGGTCAACGCCGCCGCGAACGCCTCCATCAAGCCCCACAAAATCGACGTGTAGACGGTGACGTGGTCACCATTGCTGTCGCCGAACACGTGGTCCCCGTCCAGGATGGCCAGGGCGGACAGCGCGCCGAATTGCGGATCCTCGAACGGCACCGAATAGCCGGACTGCGCGGCCAGGTAATCCGCCAGACCGGCCAGCGTGTACTGTGACAGGTCGACGGTCAGATTGCCGACGCCGCCCGGCGTGGTGGTCGTCAACACGCCGTCGGCCACCTGCCAGTTGCCGCCGCCGGCATACTGGAATCGCAGCGCCAGGCGCTCTTCAGCCTCGCGGCTGAAAGGCCGCTGCAGGTAGCCCAGCAGTTTTTGCGTCAGTTTCACGCCGAGCTCGCCGCGATGGTGCCCGGCAACAGCTTGACATTGATCGCCGCCGCGGTGTCACCGGCCGGCGCCGAGATGGCGATGTCGTATACCCCGGGTACCGACATGGCGACCCGGATCAGCTCGTTCTTGAGCAGGTCGTCACCAATCGGCAGCGCAAAGATGTAGTCGCGGATCGCCGCCTCGACGGGCGCCTTCAGGTCGGCAAAGGCATAGCCGGCCTCGGGCGTCACCGTCAGCGTGACGTTCACGTTGGTGGCGGTCACCGCTGCTACGGCCACGACGACGCCGGCCGCCTTGTAACCGATGACCCGCTGTCCGCTGGCGTCCTGGTAGCCGTCGATGATTTTCTGCGCCTCCAGCACCAGCGCCGCCGACGCCGTATCGACGCCGTTCCAGATCCAGACGTTGACGTAGCCCAGCGGCTGCGTATTGTCCGTGATGAACGGCTCGTAGACGATCGCCTGCTGGACGTGTTCGGTCACATTGCCGGCGCCGTCGGTGACCACGGCCGACAGCGCGGCGAACCGAATGCCGTCGATGTGCGAGCGCGCGATCGACCGGATGAAGTCCTGGAACCTCAGGTAGCGCTGGTCGTCCGTTTCTTCGTCGCGGCCCGAAACCACGGGGTCGAGGTTGGTCACGGTCACGCCGGGCACGCTGTCGACGACATCCGTGATGGTGCCGGCCAGCGTGTTGCCGACCTGCCCGGCCTGCTGCGCGGTCACGCGCACCGCTGCCGTAGTGCCGCCCTGCGCGATGCTGACCGCGGCGTCGGTCGTGTACGTCACCGTGCTGCCGGGTATGCGCACGCGCGTGCCCGCCGGGATCGGTATGGCGGCGGGCGCCGGGGATGGGCTCGCCGTGAAGGTGACTACGGTGTACGCCGCCGACGCCGGCAGCCGGTCGAAGTTGAATGATCGGTACACCGCCACCGGGATGCTTTCGATCAGTCCGTTGAGCATCTGCAGGTACAGCGATTCGATTTCGATGGCCGGCGCCTCGATCAGGCTGCGCGCTACCGAACCGACGTTGTAGTCGCTGATCTTGGTCGTAGTCGCCCGCATGCGATTGATGGCGCCGGCAACGATCGAAACGAAATTCTTGATCTGGAACGCCATGTCAAAGCCCGCCAACAACGAGGTTCAGGTCGACGGCCGTGTTTTCCTGGATCGGCACCACCGACGATTCGATGTTGAGCACGTCACCCGCCGACTCGACGCGCGTCCGCAACACGCGGCGCACGCGCGGCTCCGCCAGCAGCGCGCGCTGCACGAAGCCGGTCGCCAAGCCGCTCCACGTCGGCGTGTGTTTCTCGCCGAGCACGCTGCGGACGTGGCAGCCGTAGTCCGGGTGATACATGAGGTCGCCGGGGTCGGTCTCCAGGCGCAGGACAATGGCCTGGCGCAAGTTGGCCAATCCACGCTCCAGGGCAAAGTCGCCGCCGTCCGCGTCGAGCCGCCCGTTCGCCAGACGCACGTCCTTCCCGAACAGCTCTTCGGCGTCGACGACGGCCCCGGCAGCCGACGTGGCGGCCGGTACACGAATCTGCTGGCCGTAGTAGAGCGTGCCCGGCGCTGCCGCCGCCTCGGTGGCGTCCGCGACGATGTACGGGTGCCGCAGGTTGTTCAGGTAGATGAGGTCGCGCCAACGATCGGCCGACCCCATCTCGCGTAGCGCGATCTTCTGCAGGCTGTCGCCGGCATGAATGCGCAGCGTGCGGTACGCCGGGACTTGCCGAGTGAACGCCATATCAGGCCGCCAGCGCGATGCCGCGCGAAATGATACCCGCCGACTCGGGGATGTCTGTGGCCCCCACCAGGGTCAGAGTGTCGCGCAGCCACGCCGACATTTCCTGCGAGGCCTCGCCGCTTACCTGGACCATGCTGCCGGCGTCGGCGAAGATTTCGTCGAAGGCGTTCACGTCGGCGTACACGGACGGCGGGTTGCCGCCGCCAGTCGACGAGCAGTTGGACGCCCCAAGCAGGCCGTCGAACGACCGGATGGGGTTGAACACCCGGATGCCGTTGCGGATCGTGCAGTACATGTCGCTGTAGCGGGACGCCAAGGTCATGTACTGCTGCATGGTTTTGTAGTCGACGCCGGCCTGCTCGGCAAGTATCCAGAAGATGTTTGCGCCGACCTGCGACACGGATTCCGCGACGCCGATGACTGCGTCGGCGGCGGACGCTATGACAGACGCCGCTTCGGCGGCCACGCTGGCGGCCTGCTCGAACACGGCCGCCGACGTGGCGGCAAACTCCCGGAGTCCGGCCGGCAGGGCGTCTACCAGCCCCCCGATGGCCCCCGCGTTGTCCAGCATCCGCTGGATCGATGAGGCCCTCCGGCCGGCACGGTCGGTCATCGCCTCGGCGATGGCGTCCTCGATCTGCACCGACACTTCGCCGTGCTGGGCCAGTCCGATCAGCTGGATCGCGTACTGGAACAACAGCGGCCTACTCTTGCTGCGCTGCAAGCGGAACGACTGCGGCGCCACGATCATCGTGCGGTCGTTCAAGGCGTCGACGAATATGATCTGGACCCTGTCCGGGTCGGAATTCGACGCCGACGCCCTGGCGCGAGCCTCGTAGTAGCCGTCCAGGATGTCCTGCCGCAGGGCGTGGAACTGCCTCTCGCCGTCGCCATCCTGGTTGCCGCGCCAGCCGGTGATGCCGCGCACGTTGATCGTGGTCAGGCCGCGGCCGAACTCGTCCGCCCAGGCGCCGCCCAGCGTCTGCTGAACCGAAATTCGGCCCGGGTCGTCGTAGGAAATCTCCTCCGGGCGGACGTACAGTTTGTGCGACGCGATCAGGCCGCCACCATCCCACAGGTGGAACGAGATCGGGCGGTCGCGTTGGCTGGTAGGCGGCATAGCATAAGGGTAGTGTCACGACCTCCGGGCAGAAATACCGGGCACCCCTTGACTGCCGATTGTAGTGGCGCTATAAGTTGCGCCAGGCGCCACCCGGCGTCAGCTACCGGAGGATCAGGCCTTGAGCAAGTTAATCAAAGTCATTGCGCTGCTTTATGGCGTCACTGGCGCGACGCTTGTGCTGGGGGCCGGCGTGTTGCAGATGAGGGGGTGCCACAAGGCGGCCGAGCCGGCAGCCGTGTCAGGAACGATTGAACGCGGCGCGACGCGGACGGTGACAGGCGACAAGGAATCCCCGCAGGCGGGAGCGTCATCGGAATCTAGGCTGATGCCATCGCCGGACTACCACGGCGTCTGGTATTTGTTCGTCGACAGCAGCGGCCCGTGCCAGGCGGTAGAGTTCGGCCCGGAAGACTCGGCCGCCTTACTCAGGAGGATGAAGGTCCCTGGATCTGAAGTTGAAGTCATCGCCCGCAGCATCGGCGGCGACAAATTCGCTCAAGTACACGGCAGGTTTCCGCAGCCCGACGGGACCGTCCGCGACGCCAGCACGTTTTTCGCCGCCAGCGAGGCCGCTTGTTGGCGGGTGATCGCGGCATTCAAGAATCTCGACGATCAGCAACCTGGCGCGCCAACACATGGGGCCGGAGCACAGGCCGCAGACGACCCTGGCGGAAATGGCGATGGCGGCATTTCATCCGATGGCTCCATCATTCTATACCATGGCGTACTGAACGAACCCGCCGATTCAAACTGCGAAAAGACGACCTCCTTGCAGGTATCAAGGATTTATCAGTCATACACAAGGGAGACCGGCATAGAGTTCAAGGTCATCCCTTTCCGTCCTAACGATGAACGGATCGGAGCGATAGCGATAATCCCCGTGAATTCACCGCGGGTCGCCGACCAATATGGTGCCGTGGTTTTCTATTATGCTAAGCGAACGATCTTTTTCGACAACCGGTCGACCTGCTTGGCGCTAATGACCGGTGACGTTAAGTGAGCGTTAGGGCGCGCATGTTTATCTTGTTGGCGATCGCCTGCCGGCCGTCGGCGGCGAATGATCGGAATGCGCCAGACGACTTTCGGCCTGACGCCTGCTACACGATCGCCGACCCCGACCTGCGCAACCTGTGCCGGGCGCGGGTCAAGAACGACTCCAGCACATGCTACACGATCATGGACCCGGACCAGCGAGCGTACTGCCGGGCGCTGACTTCCGGCGGCTTCGGGAGCCGGCCTGGCCGGCAATGACCCGCATAAACGACAAAAAGAGGCGCTACACCATGCAAAATACGACCGACACCGACAATGCTCGCAACGAGGCCGACGGACAACACCGGATGCGTGAATTTCTTCGCGAGCTGACTGATCTGACTCGGAAATGGGGCGTCGAAATACAGGGATACGACATGAGTCTCTATGAAGGAGCCGACGTGAGCGACGAAAAAAACAGGTACACCGTCGCAAGTGAAGATAAAGGCGACTACACATGCCTTAAATGGGTGGACGGCGAATTCCGAGAACAAGTCGAGGCCAGAAAGAGGCAGCTTGAAATGGAAGAGAAGTGGCACCTGGAAACGCTTGCGTCCGCAAGGAGGGCTGCGGCGATGGAGGAAGAACTGCGCCGGAGAAAATCGGCAGCTACCCGGCCCTGACATCCCCGCTGCCGGTCGCCGCATGCCCACAGGTGGCGGTGTCGCCGGCCCGGCAGACGGCAATGCCGCCGGCCTTCACGGTGCCGCTGCCGGTGGCCATGGTGGCTGCGTTGTGTGGCGAGTCGCCGTGTGGCGCCACAGCGGCGCCGATCACCGCCACAGCTGTTCCGTTGACGTGCACCGACGGCACCAGGGCACCGGTGATGGTGCCGCCCGCTGAGTCCTGAGTCACCCGCGAGACGCCCGGCATCGGTCAGTTCAGGTCGATCGTCGGCGCGGTCAGCGCAATGCTGGTGTCGCTGTGCAGCGTCATGGCGCCGGCCGCGTTCACGGCCAGCGTGCCGGCGCATGTGAGCGACACGTTGCCGTCTGGATCGATGTGCACCGTCGCCTTCACGGCCCCCGCCTGCTTGACCTGCACCTGCACATGCACCGGCTGGTCGACGTTGCGCGTGATCTTCCACAGGGCGTCGGCATCCTTGCCGGTCAGGTCCTCGTGCGCCGGGTCGGTTGCAATGCGAAGGTAGGTGCCGCTGGGGTGATGCACCTCCACGTTGCCCAAGTCGTCCACCGACGTGTAGACGTCGCTGCCGTGGCGCTGCACGCGCCGGCCGGCTTCGAACATCATCTGCGACACGTCCGGGTAGATGAATCCCAGGCACACGCCGCGCGGCGCCAGCATGGCGATGACGGCGTACACGTCGCGCGCCCGCGACATCGGCTCCCACTTGTCTTCCGCCGCCGTTGGCACCGGCAGATCGTTCAGGCCGGTATCAAAGCTGGCGCCGGCCGCCAGCACCGGCACGTCGACCAGGCGCATGCGGTTGTTCAGGATCAGCACGTCGACGGTGTGGCTTTCCGGGTGGATGGCCACCACCTTGCCGAGTTCCAAATCAGCCATACGCGCCCGCCTTGCCTTCGGCACCGTAGGGACTGGCCTGCAGTTTCGAGCGTTCCAGTAGGCCGGTGCCGCGGATGGCCTGCACGCGGGTGGTGAACGACCGGAACGGCCGGAAGTCATGCGTCACGGCGTGCACGTAGCACTCGAATGCGAAGCCACCGCGGCGGACGCGCAGGTAGCGGCCCGGCTTGATCCGCTCGTCGCCGCGCAGATCCATGGACACGTCCTCGAACACGACGTTGTCGCGGTTGAAGTCCATGATCGTGCGGCGCCTCCGTATCGCCCATTCGTTGAAGTCGATGGCGGCCTGTGCCTGTTCGGCCGGCGGCAGCCCGGATGGGCGCCCCATTCCGGTAGGCCCCTGCGCCATGGTCACCGACATCAGCCTGGGGCCGTAGAGGTCCACCGACGAGTTCTTGCTGCTGTCAAGAATCGTGCCCTGCTGGAAGGCCGCCGACTTGAGCAAACTCTCGGGCACGTAGGCAACCGCCGACGGGTTGGCCCAGAACACGTTGGCGACGTTGGTATCAGACCGGCTCACGTCGAGCGACACCACGGCGTCGTCACGAATGTCGTAAGTCTCGGTGCCGACCTTGCTGCTGCCCTGCGGTATCCACTCGCCGCGGATGTCCTTGAACGGCTGCGGCCGGTACACCAGCACCGGGCCGGCGTCTTGGTCCTCGACGAATAGCTCGTTCCACGTCAGGTCGCAGTGCTCGGCCATCCATTCCCACACCGGCCGGTCAAACGGCTGGATGCCGTAGGGGTTGACGGTGCCCTCGTCCACGGTCGCGACAACATCGATGCGGCGCGCCGCCGGATTCGATGGCCCGCCGACCGACTGGCCGTAGAACTCTTCCAGCCAGGGGTTGATGGTCTTCGTCACCACGTCGCGCACAAAGTCGCTGGCGGCCCACGCCTGCCACGTAAGCCCGGTGGCTTCCAGTCGGCCATAGTTGGTCAGCACAGCCCCAGTGCCTGCCTCAAGCAACCAGCTCAGGCGCACGCGCTGGAAGGCCAGTCCGTAGTCGCCGCCCTCGATCACCACCTGGCGCTGCGGCTGCCCGTTGGCGCCCATGGTCTCGCTGCGCCGGACGCGCGATACGAAGCCGCGCATGACTATCGGCAGCTCGCCACCGTACTGATGCGGTTCGCGGGCAAGCCTGATCTCGATGCCGTCCATCGGCTCGACCATGGCGTACAGGGTGTCCTGCGACGTGCGGCCGTCCTGCTCGCGGGTGTCGCGGCGATCGGCAAGCGTCACCGTCCACTGGCCGAAGGGCGCGTAGATGCTCTTGCTGACCGTGACGCCGCCGTGCTCGCCCATGAACGGCGTCAGGTCCACCACGGCGCGGCTGCCGCTGTAGCGTTGGCTGACGCCGGCCTCGTCGCGCCGGATGTTTTTCATCAGCGTGACCAGGACCTTGGGTGTGTAGGTTCGGATGGTCAATGGATCGCCACCGCGGCCTTGCCAGCCGACGCCGGAACATCGAGCGGCATGTCGTGAGACTCCTGACGGATCGTCCGCCCGGCGCCGTCCTTGTGGTGCACGTCGATGCGAAGATTGGCCGTGACGTCGCGCATGTACTTCTGTGTTTTCGGCCCCACCTCACTCGGCCTGCCACGAAGGTAGTTGTCCATGTTCCCTTCGCCGGCATGGTATGCGCCGGCCGCCGTCTCCCAATTTCCGTACCTGTCGCGCAGCCACGCCATGTACTTCGCGCCAGCCATGACGTTCTCGTCGACGTTGAACGGGTCGTGCACCCCAAAGCGCTTGGCCGTGTCCGGCATCAGCTGCATCGCGCCCATCGCGCCAGCGCTCGACACGGCGTTCGGATTGCCGCCCGATTCCTTCTGAATCATGCGATACAGAAGTATCCCAGGGACACCAGTGGCCTCCGACGCTTTTTTGATGGCGTTCGGGATCATCCAGCCCTTCTCGGTCGTGCGGCGCTTTTCTTCCGCCGCCGTAATGTTCCCCTGCACGGCATTGCTCTTGGCCTTGAACTCTTCCGGCGTCATGGTGTCGCTGGGCGCCATGGCCTCGCTGTATTTCGGCCCCGCCATGAACACCACGGCACCGCGAATGCCGTTCAGAACAGACAGAAGCGGCTTGCCGGCGTTCGTCAGGGCATCGTGAATGTCGGTCATCAGGCGCACCGTGTCGGCGCCTTCATTGCCGCCGTACTCGGTCAGGATTTTCTGCACGTCCTCTTGCGTCGGCTCGATTCCCTGTGTGCGCGCGTCAGAAAACAGCTTGTCCAGCGCCATCCATGCGTTTCCGGCAATGCCAAACACGCCGCTCATCCCCACGGCGCGCTGCTCGGCGCTGCCGGGGATGTCGATTCTGGACTGCCGAAGAATCTTCTCGATCGCCATCACGCCGTCTTCGCCGCGATCGAATGCGCCACGCTCGCGCGCCAGCTTGGACTTGAACGGGTCCGCGATGCCCAGCGCGCGGTACATGAAGAACTCGCCGGCCTCGCCCATGCCGGGGCTCTGCATGCCCTGCGATATGCGGCTGATGATTGACTGCCCGAAGTCGCCGCGCAGCGCCGGGTTGCCGCTGGCATTCATGCGGGCCGTGAAGGCCAGCATATCGGCAATCTGGCCCTTTGCATCCACGCCGCTGCGGGTCAGCGTGGTGGCCAGGTTGTCGACCGACTGCAACACCTTGTCCGGCATGGTCTGCATGCCGCCCTGGCGCACGCCGGCCGCGATCATGGCCGCAAACTGACGCTCGCCGCTGCCCGAGTACAGGCCGGTCATGCGCGAGCGGGCCATAAAGCCGACGCCGGCCCCCGGTTCCATGCCAAGGCCGCGCGCCAGGCCGATGCCGGTGCGGGTGCCGCGAGCCATGCCGGCGGTGTCCGCCGATCCGGACAGGCGCGCGAACTCGCTGCCCAGCTGGACGCTTTGCTCGTAGGCAACGCCAAGGCCCTTGCCCAGGTCGCGCGTGACGTCGCGCAGCTGTCCGAACGAGTCCACCGTGCCCTGCAGCATGCGGTACAGCGGGTCGAGCTTGATGGCTTCCTGCTGCGCCTGGCCGACTCCCTGCTTGGTCATCGACGCGATGCCGCCGAGGCCCGCCAGGCCCAGCGTGAACTTCAGCAGGCCGCCGACACCGGGGAGGCTAAGGCCGGGGATGCTGGGGAACCGGTTGTCGTCTGGCGGTTGTCGCCGTCCATCATCGGGTGGCGGCGGCGGCAGTCTGGATCCCCATGTCGTGCCCTGCAGCAGGCGGCGGCCAAGTGTCTCCCGTGCGCGAGCCGCTTGCCCGCCGGTCGGGTACATGCGCTGCAGGTCCAGGTCCCACGGGGCCGCCTGACCCTGGCCGGTGGCGCGGGTCCGCACGCCCAGCTGGCGCCAGACCTTCTTCAGTTCGTCGTACTGCGCGATGATCTTGCGCAGGTCCTCTGCGTGTTCCTTGAGTTCGGGGTGACTCAGGTCGACCTTCGAGAACTCGCGCCCAGCCTGGCCGCTGCGCTCGATCGCCTTGCGGATGTCCTCGAAGACCTTGGCAACGGCGCCGCCGTCAGCCTGGATTGGTATCCGAACGGTCATCTATCAGGGTTTCCCATTCGCCGGCATCCGCGGCGAAGTCGGCGAGCACGCCATCCAGGTTGAAGTCGTCGTCTTCGTAGGACTCGCTTTCACCGTTTTCCGCCATGACGGTGTAGTAATCCAGCAGAATCTGTTCTGGAGTCGCGTCCAGGTAGCGCGGGTCAGTCGGCGGCAGGTTGTACCGCTGGCGCCACCACCAGTCCACCGTCTTGTGCAGCTCCCGCGCCTGCTCCCTGAGGGGCTGTTTTGCCGCGAAATCGCTGCTCCCGCTCGGCGATGGCGGCGTATAGCCGCTGCATCGCCGAGTAGGAGCCATCCTCGTCAAGCGGATCGATCGAGTCCACGTCCCAGCCGTCTGGCGCCTTGACCACCAGCGCCTTGACGGCGGCCGTAATGGCGGCTTCCCGCAGCAGACTTTCCGGCAGGTCTTCGACGCCTTCCGTCAGCCTCGCCTGCTCCGTCAGCACGCGCAGGCGCTGGCGCTGCGTCAGCCGGAATACCTCGAATTGGCCGACGCCTTCCAGGTCGATGACGTAGGTTTCTGGCTTGCTCAAAGCGAGATTCCTACCACGTCGAGCGCGTTGAACACCGCCGACTGCATCAGGATGGCGTGCTTGCTGACCTCGGCGTCGCCGGAGGCGTAGCTGCACCCCGTATATTTCCGCAGCAGCTGGCCGCTATCCTTGTCGAAGACCTCGAAGTCCATCACCATGCCGCGCAGCGCCTGGTTGCCGTTTTCTACGGCAATGCCCTGGTCGCGCAAATTCTTGGTGTTGAGCACCATGTTCGACACATTCAGGTTGTGGCGCGCCATGGTCGGCACGTACTCGACGACGTGAATGTCGCCCACGCCGGACGCCGGCTCGGGGCCGTAGTCGTCGTTCATGCGCACCGACTGGATCAGGCCGACTTCCTTGCCGTCGATCTTGACGACAATACGGTTGCCGCTGCGGACCCTCAGATTCTGCGTTGCCATCGTTCAGCCCTCGGTTACGCCGCCGCCGCGAACGGCACGGCGTGGATAGTGACCAGCACGTAGTTGAGCGGCACCACTGGGCTGCACTCGAACTCGACGCGCAGCACGTCGCCCGCGATGCTGGCCGTGATATTCCGGTAAGCCGGATGGTCAGCATCTCCCGCCAGAATGCCCAGGCCGGTCGGTTCCGGCCTCGCCAACTCGCGCAGCGCGCTTTCCGTGACGCTGCGGGCACGTTCCAGGTTCAGCGGGTTGGCCTTCTGGCCTACGAACTGATCCAGCGCAACACGCACGGCGCGCGCCGTGTAGTCGGTGGCGGCCCCGGTCGACACCTCGACACGGTTGTACTTGCTGTCGTTCAGCCACGTGGTAACGGACTTCACAACCTTGAAGCCGCGCGGGGTTTCTCGAACAGCCAGCACGCCGCCGTTGATCAACAGGTTGGTGTCGCCCGGGTCTCGGATGGCTACTTCCATGCCGTACAGCGCCAGCGACTTGTTGGTCAACGGTTCGCCGGGGTTGATGCCGGCGAAGGCGCCACCGATTACCGCCGCGAGCATATATGGCGGGTACAGATTCAGGGCGCCGGCGGCGTCGAAGTCGTAATACCCTGGCCAGACATACGCCTCGCGGTCGCTGTTGAGCAGCTTGGCGGCGGCGATCGCGTCATCGCGCGCCACGCCGACAGGGCCGCCAACAAACGCTCGCCGCTCCATTTTTCCGGCTCCCGACATGAACTGCGCGTGCGCGTCGGCCATGGCATGGATGGCGGCATCCGGCGACAACGGCACCAGCCACTGCACGTCGACCGTCTGCAGGACGGAAAAGCAGTCAGACCAGTCTGAGCTGGTGACGTTGCCATCGCTGCCGGCCGAGAGATACGTGACGCCAATGTTGGCAGGCGGCGCGTTTGCGGCTGCCGGCCGCGTCGCCGTTACGTAGCCCTCGCCGCGGCCGTTGAACCAGTCGATGCAGGCCTGCAGATCTGCCTTTGCCGTGTAGATTGCCGTCTTCACGTCCTGCGCCACAACGCCGTCGAGGCCATTCAGGGCCGCCGTGTTGGCGCTGCCGGAAACAACCGTTGCCGAGAACGACGCCACGGCGTTGATGCGATCAACCAGCTTCTGAACGGTGTCGTAGACGGCAAGATCGATGGTCGCCACAGACGACCCCGACGGCGCCTCCAGGGTGACCGTGGCGTTCGTCACCGTCATAACCGCCGTCACGGCGCCGCCGCTGTACTGCACGGTGAAGGCGTCGCGGCCCACATTGTCCTGGCTCGCGTAGTCGTTTCCGAGCCGCGTCGTCAGTCGCTTGCCGCGGGTGGTGCCGGACTCGATCTGGATCGAAATCTGATTGGTGTACAGGCCATAGTCGGTCGACGCCAGCTCAATGACAGGCTGTGATGTGGCGTCGAGCAGCGTCAGCTCCGCCTGCACCGCAGGGTTCACCCGCATGGCCACCACCTGGGACGGCCCGCCCGTATCGGCCGACGGCGCAAACGCCTTGAGGGCCGCCGTGAGCAGTTCGCCGTCGCGCAGCACCTCGGCGGCCTGTGCCGGCGAGCTGAGGTAGATCGGCGTTTTCGGCTCGCCACCCTGCGACCGGCCGATCAGACATACCAGATTGCCGACGGCGGCATTCTGGTTTGCCATCGCGGCGTCATCGACGCGAGACCGGACGGCCGGCGTGACCAGCAACTCGCCATCAAAAAATACGGGCATTGGAATGCTCCTTGGTTATGCCGGGCGCCGCCCGAACGCTTCGTAGGCCGCCCGGAAATCGGCTGGCGCGGCATGCACCAGGCCGATTGACATGGCGTGCGTGTAGAACCCGGCCAGCATCTCGACGCCGCAGCCATCCTGTGACGCGCGCCGGCACCATTCCGCCAGACCAAGCGAGGGCGGCTGCTCTGCGGCAACAGGTTCTGCGGGCGCCGTCTTGGCGGGCTTGGGCCGCGGCGTGTCATCTTTTTCTGGCGTCTGGTCAACCACTGATGATCTCCGTTAAGACGACCGCTTCAATGTCGTCGGTTGTGCTGCGAACGCATTGCGGGGCGACGCACGAAAAACTGAACACGGTCTGATAGACCAGCGCGGCGTAGGACTGGAAGTCCTCGACATCGGATTGCGAGAACTCGATCTGCACGATGCCGCGGCTGTCGAACACCGGCAGGTTGGCCTGCAACACGCGCCGGACGGCTTGACGTAGCGCGATGCGCTGGTCCGGGTTGAGCGCCCACACGATGATGTCGAGCCTGACACGCGACAGCCAGCCTTCGTCGTCGTTCCAGACGCCCAGGTCGGCGTCGAAGTTGGCATCGAGATATTCACCAAGCCCGCGCTCCGCCTGTGCATCATTGGCCAAATGTACTGTCACGACCGGCCACGCCGTCTCGCTGAACTGAGGCGGCGCCGTCAGCACGGCAACTGGGTCGGTGCTGGCGAACCCGCCGGCCGCCCGCTCCGCCGCCAGGCCCATCCGCAGGCGGTCGCGCACCAGCACCAGCACGTCGTCGTAGGAATCGGTCACGCTGTAGGCGGGGACCGCAGTTGCTACGGCGCCGGCCGCCCACGTGCCATCCTCCATCTGCGCGTAGTCGCGGTAGTAGTAGGTGGTTCCGTTGGTCAGCCCGACGACGTCCATCACGGCGTGCTCGCGGCCGTCGTCGATCAGCACGGCGCCAGCGTCGGCCTCACCGGTGAAGGCGGCGTCCAGGCGCCGCAGCACACGCCAGCGCACGGCGCCAGCCGGCGGCGACAGGATGATTTGCACGGCATTCCCGGCCGGCATGGCGCGCGCGAATGCGATCATCAGCCCCACCCCAGATAGGCCTGCACGTCGGCAGCGACGGCGGCCTTGATGACCTCCTCGGCCGCCGGGAACAGCTTGCGCGCCACCGTGCGGGCCGGCCACAGTCCCTCGCGCGCCGGCGCCAGCCAGCCCGGCGATCCCTCGACCATGTTGCGGAACGTCAGGTAGCTGGTCTGCTTGCTGCCTTTCTGGTCATGGCCCTGCATCTTGACCATGCCGGCCATGCGCCGCTGCGGCATGCCATGCACGCCGGCGGCAGAAATGGCCGATGCCTGAAGCCGGTCGCCCCACGGCTTCTGGTACAGGCGCTGCTCAACTCTCATCGGCTTGCGCGTCACCACGTCGTAAGCACCGTGTCCCGATGCGCGGCTGCCGGAGCCGATAATTCTGGACGGCGACAAGCGACGCGCTATTTCATGTATCGACTCAGGCATGACATTGGCGCCGAAGCCGATCGTGCCCGGCGTCCCCCACTGGAACGGGATGATCAGGTAGCGCTTGCCGGCCTTGCTCATCCGCACCTTGGCCGACGTGTCGAGCATGCGCTTGAGGTCGCGCGCCGGGGAGCCGCGCTCGATGGCGTCCGCGTAGGGCAGGTCCGAGTAGACCTCATACGACAATTCGCCCAGCTGGCGCACATGAATTGACTTCAGGTAGGCGCCGCTGCGCGAGTGAATGCGCTTGCCGTCCGGCAGCGGGCCGCCAGCCGCGTAGGCCTGCCACATCTCCTGGCCCTTGTCGGCCAGGCGTGCCACGGCCGCCGCCAGGTTGGGCAGCGTCCGGGCGTCCAGGCCGGCGCCCAGCGGCACCACGATGGCCACGCGGATGTTGAATGCGGTCATGGCCGCCACCCGCACCGCGGGCAACCAAGCTTCCAGTCGCGGCGATTCAGCACCAGCGGCTCGTGGCCGAACAGCCGGCACAGCAACTTCCGCCACAGCGAGCGCACTACTGCTGCCTCCCAAACAGGTCGAAGCGGCGCAGCACCACGCGTCGCGGCAGCGTCCGGCCGCCGTGGTGCGCGCGGTCCTGTGGGAAATCGCCCCAGCAGAAATACTCCGGCCGTCGCCGCCCGGTGATGCTGTACTGCGTCTGCGCGGGTGGCGCCCCGGACGCCCAGGTGAGCGAGCCGTCCGCGGCGACGGCCGGCAGACCGCCATCCACGCGCAGGCCGTTGCCGTCCAGCCATAACACGGCCTCCACCGTGGCCACCGGGAAGTCCAGCTTTTCGGCGCCGGTGCGCGTGCGCGTCACTGAAAACGGCGTCGTGGACTGCAGGAACACCACGCGGTCGCGCTCGCCCATGTCGTAGGCTGGCGAATCCGATGGCAGCGTCAGCACGACGTCGCCCTGCTCGTAGAACCCAAACTGCGCCCAGCCGCGCTGCACCTTCTGGCCGGCCAGGGCGACCATGGCGTCCACGGCGGCATCCCAGATAACGCCGATGCCAGCGCAGGCTGGGCAGTCCGGACGTGCGGCGCCGGAATGCTCGTCTCGGCACGGACAGTCATGGGCGCGGCGCAGCCCGGTAAGCTGGCCCAGGCCGTTGAGCAGCGCGTTGAAGCGGACCGGCGAGAGCTGCATCAGAGGAACGCCATGGCGATGCCATGGATGGACCGCCGCAAATCGTTGAGCTTCGCCTCGACGGCCTCCCGCAACCGCGTGGCGTCGACGCTGATCGACTGGCTCAGGCCGTCGGCCGAGATCGACCCCGACGACGGCAACTGCGTGTCTTCCAGCACCCCAATGGCAGCCCCTTGGTAGATGGCGTCAATCAGGTCCGGGTAGTCTGCGACTGCATTCCGCAGGCCCGACGTGTAGCGGATGCGCAGCATGTGCGGCACCATGCGACCGCCGCCGTACACGGACAGCAGCCACGCATTCAGAGGCAGGCTGGTCGCGTTCCCCGTCGGCACGATCCGCACGTGACCGTACTTCTTGTCCATGCGGACCCACTCGACCGGGAACTCGTACAGCGACTGGTCGGTGCTCGGGTACATGAACCGCACCGACGTGATGGCGATGATCGGCCGATGCCGGACCTCGAAGAAGCCCCACTGATTGCCGCGGAAGAATTCAGGGTCCCAGTCGTAGCCGGGTTCTTCCTCGTAACGCTTGCCGGGGTTGGCCACTACCCAGGCATCGATGTCCGCCTGTGGCGTGCCCTCCGGGAATATCTCGACCGGCTCCAGGTAGCAGCGCAGCGCATGTTCGGCGTGCGCCTCGGCGGCGATGATCTTGCCGTACAGGTAGTCCGGCGAGAACGTGTGGCCAGGCAGGTAGTTCTGAGCGATGCCGACCAGGCGGTCCTGACTCAGCCGCCCGACCGCACCGGCCCGGTCGGCGAACAGGGTCATCGGTCGTTGAGTGCTTTCAGCGCCGTGCTGGTGGCGGACTGCGTGGCGGAGTAGTTGGTGTCAGCCACACCGGTGTCGGCGTCCAGCTTGGCCAGCAGCGTGTTGTGCTTGGTCGCCAGGTTGTTATACGCGGCGATGACTTCGTCCAGCGTCGACCCCAGCTTCACCTTGAAGGCGGCCGGCATCGACCGGTTCAGAATGTCCTGCTTGTTCTCGGCCATGACTTACTCCGGGATGGTATGGGCGGCAATTGCCTGGCTGTCGTCTTCTGCCTCACGCAGGTCAGCCAGCAGGGCGAGCACGCCCTTGCGCGGCTCGTCGCGCGCCAGCTCGGCGGCTTCCACGTCACCCCAGGCAGACGGATGTTCGGCCAGCAAGGCCTTGATCTCGGCGACGCCCATGTCGGCGATCGGCTTGACTTCTTTCTCGGCAGATTTCTTGCTGCCGGCCGTGGTCTGCTCGACTTCGTAGCCGGGGATGCTGGCAAAGTGGTCGGCCGCGACGGCGTCATCGATTTCCGCCACCATGGCGCCGTCTTCGGGCGCAAACGGGATGCCGTTGATGTTGTCCGACGCGTTGGGCAGCGTGCAGCGAATTCGGTATTGCATGCGGGTTCCTCAGTTACCACCGGGGCGCCACGGCCCCAGTGGGTATCGGCCAATCCCTTACGCGAAGGGCTTCCAGACGGCGCCGTTGGGCACGATGTTCTTGATCACCACGTGGTGCCGGCGCTTGCCGATCCGCAGGAACCCGAACAGCAGCTGCGCCCACGGCACCACCGCCGAGTTGGTCGGGTACAGCGGGAACTTGAGCATCGGCAGCAGCTGCCGCCACGTGATCGCCTTGGCGCCCTGCGACATGTTCAGGATGTACGCCTTGCTGGTGCCGGGGATGTCACGGTTCAGGTCCACGTAGGTCGTGGTCGCGCCCGCCTTCGCCACCCGCGCCATCTGCCGGAAGTCGGTCGTTGCGTTGGTGCCGTTCTTGCGCGACCGGTAGATCACGTAGCCGGTCTCCTCGCCAGTTGCGGACTGCGCAATGGTCAGCGTCACTTTCTGGCCGGCAGTCACCGCGACCTGCGCCGACTTGACGACCACCGACTGGCCCTTGGCGTTGATGCCGGCCACCGCGTAGTAGTAGTTGCCGGCATGCACGGCGCCGAACTTCGACGCGGCGTCACTGGTCGCAACGCCGGTGGGCGCGCTGGCGGGGGCGAAGGTGTTGGCCGCCGCCACGCTGGCAAACTCGACCTCGAACGGCATCTGCTGCCGCTCGTCGCGGACGAACACGTCGGGGTTCGTCTTGATGTTGCCCCACGACGTGCGGATGCCGACCACCGGCGCCCCCAGCTGCAGGCCGCCGTTGCCGACATCGGTCAGCGGTACGCGAAACGCCGGGTCAAGGCCGGTGTCGAAGTCGGCCTGCGTGAGCTGCGACATGAACAGGTCGGTCGGCGTGCCGAAGTTGCCGTAGCCGGCAATGGTTGCGGCGGCCGTGTTCACCAGGTTGATGGATGCCAGCGACTGGCCCTCGGCGTCGATGACGTGGTCCGAGCTGCCCAGGCTCGCGATCTGCGCCGCGATGCCGTCGAACTCGGTCGAAACGATGGTGGAGTCGCCCTCGAAACACAGGAACTCGGCGTCGGTCAGCAGCTGCAGGGCGCCGTTCTGGTACTCGACGGCCTCCGAATCCGCCAGGGCAGACTGCAAGGTCTGCACGAACGACACCTGGCGCCGCGTCATCAGATACTTGACCATGCCGACCCGGCGGTTGTAACTGCCGGTGGCCTCCGGGATCAATCCGGTTTCGGTGTTGGTCGAGCCGCCCAGAAAGCCGCCGATGCCGTTCTGCTCGGTCCATTCGTCGACCGTGGCCACCGCCTTGCTGCTCTGCAGGGCGTTGAACAGCGCGAAGTGCTTGTTCTCCTGGATGGTGGAGAGCATCGTCATTTCGAGCGACTGGATGCGCAGGGCGCCGCCACCGGTCAGCGCGGCAACGTCACTGCCGTAGCCGGCCTCCAGCGCCTTGCGCAGCTCCGCCACGGCATCGGTGCCCATCTCGCCGCTGCGGGCGCCGTCCGGGAAGTTGATATTCAGTTCCATCGTTGATACCTCTGTGAAAACCTGTTGCTTCCCTTACGCCGCCGCCACGCGGCTGACGATGTCAGCCGGCGGCTGCAAGCCCCTGTTGATGTGTGCCTCGACGCGCATCAGCTCGCCACCGGTGAGCTTCCCCGCCTCGAAGGCCGCCTTCGCCTTGCCCATGAACTCGACCGGCGTGATGCCGGCGGATTTGTTCAGGTCGCTGCCGCCGTTCTTTTCGGAAACGCTCACCACCGCCTTGCGGCCACGGCCGGCGTCGCCCAGGCGGCCAACCGTTTCGGTCAGCGACTTGATCAGCTCGCCCTGCTCGGCGATGGTGGCATCGCGCTTGACGACGGCCGCCTGCAGGTCTCCCATGACCTGAGTCGCTGCCTGCAAGGCCTTGGCGATGCCGACCTGTGTTTTCTGGAGCGACTTGCCGAGCCGCGCGACCACCTGAGTGCCGTCCAGCACGTCGGCTTCCTCGCCGTCGGGCATCGTGACGCGGAACGCCTTGCCCAGACTCAGGCCGTCGCCTTCGTCGCCTTCGTCGCCTTCATCGTCCTCGTCGCCATCGCCGTCGCCGCCCTTGGCAGCCGCGCGAATGCGCGCGGCTTCGTCTTCGTCGTCTTCGCCGTCGGCGTTGAGATACTCGCCGTCAGCTTTCGCCATGGCCTTCGAGATCGTCTCCAGCTCGTCAAGCAGCTTTTCGTACATGTCGCGTCTCCGGGTTGCGTTTCGACTTCAGGTGCCGGCTCAGGTCACGCAAGAAGCGCTCGACCCATTCGGCAGATTGATTGCGGCTGACGCCCATGTGACTGACGGAAAACTCCAGCAACCGCGCCGCCGTGGGATCAGTGATTTCCTTTTTCACCAGCGCGGCCGACAGGGCATCGCGCCAGTCCCAGTAATTGATGGGGGAGCCATGCAGGGACTGCCGGCGCAAGGCGCCACCACCGGTCAGCGCGGCCGAGTCGGTGCCGTAGCCGGCCTCCAGCGCCTTGTTGAGGTCAAACCCTGCGGCCGACCAGCATTTCGCGAATGCGCCAAACGGGATCGTGCTGGCCACCGGCACCATCTGGTTGACCGGGGTCTTCGAGAATCCGATGTTGGTCCACCGCACCTGCGTGACGACGGCCTTCTTGGCATTCGTCTGCGGATCGATCACCGTCATCTTTGGCGCCAGCACCTGGCCACCAACGGACGGGTACCAGCGCTGCGGCGGGTTCAGCTTGGTCAGCGAATCCCAGAATCGGTTTGCGCGCTCCGCGACCGGCCCGTTACCGCAATACACCTGCCCCTTCACCAGCGTGCGGCGGCCATCGATCTTGACGTCCACCGGGCGGCCAATTTCGAACAGCTCGTAGTCGCCGATGCCGGCCTTGGCGCCGATCTGCGTGATGTGGTCGATGTCCAGGTTGCCGTAGCGCAGGAAGTAGTCCGCGCTGTCGGCGAGCGCCTTGGTGAGGACAACCTCGCCCTGCTGGTCCAGAGCCTCGTTGCTGGCCTCGATGAACACAAAGCGGTCCTCCCCTTCCTCGAAAGGGGTCGCCTTGAGCATGTCGCCGATGCTGAGGAACTGTTGCTGCACGTTTTCGCCCATTAAAAAGGGCCGCCAGCGGAGAGAGGAGGATCCCCGCGTGGCGGCCCTAGTGGCCCTGGCCTGTTTGCCGGCCGTGATCAGGCTACCGTCACGACCAACATCAAGGCAAACGAAAAGTCAACTGCGTTGGAAAAACAGCACGATCCGCCGGTGCATTTCGTGCATGGCATCCGGCCACACCGGCACGTCGCCCTTGCATTTCGGGCACACCAGCGTCAGGCCGTTGGCCTTGAGGATGAGCGCGCGCATCGACAGCATCTGCTCGCCGCTCGCCGATGTCCGGCTCAGGTTGGTCTTGCAGTGGGGACAATTCAAGCGCCGCGCGCCCTCGCGTTGGCGATGACGTTCTCAAGCCGGCCCGACTCGATGATCAGCCGCTGACAGTCTTCGGCGGCACTCGGGTCCGTGACGGCGCGCGATCGCAGCCTCGTGATGTCGTCGCGAACATCGGATAGACGCCTCTGCGCGTACTCGAGAAGCTGTCGCTCGACAGCCGTCGTTTGCTGGGCCATGCCGTGCAGGTCGGTCAGTCGGCTTCGCATATGCTTCATCATGTCTATGCCCATACTTGCTCCCGCGCGGTCAGGCCGCGTTGCGTTGCTCGCGCGCTGCCATGGCGCGCCCCAGATAGCCGGCGATGCCGGTATCGTCCAGACCCTCAAGCGGGCTGGTGACGACATCGCGCAGCTCGTACTTCCTGGCCAGCCGGTCGCGCGCCCGCGCCTCGATCGGATGGTCCGCCACCGAGTCGATCAGCTCGACGCCGTTTTCCTGGCCCAGGCGGAAAATACGGCCGTTGCGTTGGTTATGGAGCATGGCGGTGTTGGGAACGTCATGCTGCAGCAACCACATGCCGCGCTGCGCGTTCAAGCCCACGGCGCCGGCATCCGAACAGATCAGAATGTCGGCCTGCGCGTCGCCGCTTTCCGGCCGGAACATGAGCCGCTTGCGCTCCTTTTCGGCGGCGCTGTCGGATCCCGTGATGGTGACGACGCGATGGCCATCCGCTTGCAGGCGCTCCGCCAGCAGGCGCACGGCATTCCGCGACCGCGCAAACACCACCCCCGGTTTCCCGCGGCGGGCTCGCGCAATCTCGACCGCCTTGGCGATCTTGCCGCCCTGCGGGTGCTCATCCAGGACACGGCGAATAGCGGCTTCGCGCGTCAGGCCGACGCTCGCCGCCGCACGACGGGCGATGGCCTCATGCTGGTCCGGCGGCGCGCCTTCGAACATTTCCGGAGACAGTCGCTTGGCGGCATCGACATCCACCTTCCCCGCCAATCGCGCCAGGCGCATGCTGGTGGCGGCCTCCTCAACGGCATCTATGGCGGCACGCTGCTCGGCCGTCACCGCAGACTTCTCGACGATCTTTTCGTGGGAGACGCCCGGGTCGATCTTGCCTGGATAGAAGTGCCGCGCCATCTCGTGGCGCAACGCATCTCGCGATGCCGGCACGTCGACACCGTATTTGCGCATGAAGGCGGCGCGGTCCGCGTAGCGATCCGGGTCCATCTTGCGCAGCACGTCATAGGTTTCCGACACGTCGTTCTTGGTCGGGTCCGCGCTCGCCGACACGTAGTACGGCACGTGGTAGGACAGCGCGTCGACGGTGTTGGCCAGCAGCGAGTTCTCCTTGCCGGCCCGGTTCAGCAGGTTGTGGCCCTCGTCGACGGCCAGGTAGTCGTAGCTGATGCCTTCCTTGTCCAACACGCCCTTTATCCAGTCGCGGCGCTCCGGTTCCGTCATGGTGCTGAAGCGGTTGGCCATTTCGCCCGGCTCGACGCCGGCCTGCCCGGCACCCATGTGGATCACGTCGTCGCGGAAAGCCTGGTGCGTCACTACCGAGAAATCCGTCTTCGGGTCCTTGTAGTGGGCGATGCGTTCCTCCCGGCTGGCGCCAGGCGCTATGTGCCAGCGGTACTTGTTTGGTTCCAGGTAGCGCAGTGCCTCGCCAGAGAATTGTCCCTGGACGATGCTTGGCACCAGGAACAGGCCGCGCTTCACTTTGCCGCCGGCCTGAAGGTGCGTGAATCCGGCAAGCGCGATCGATGTTTTGCCGCTCCCCACGCCTTGGGCCAAGACCAGCCGCTTGTTGTGCTCCAGCAGCTTTAAGGCCCGCTGCTGGTTGATGAACCGACCGCTCATGCTGGCCTTCCACAGGCGCGTCGGCTTGCCGGCTTGGAAGTTGGCGCCCACCTGCGGCGCCATAGCTGCCAGCTGACGTTCCATGGCATGCCCCAGCGTGTAGCGTTCGTCGGCCGCCAGCGGCTTCTCGGGCTCCTCGGCGCTGGGCGCTTCTTCGGCCGCCCCGAACATCCCCATTTGCGACTGCTCAAACGCCTCCACGGCGTCGCGCTCACGGTCCAGCTTGTCGGCGACGCTGCCGGCGGCATACCGTCCCTGGACGCGCTCGCGCAGGCTGTCTACCAGCGCGCGATGTTTTTCCATCCGCTGCGCCCGTGCATCCGGGTCGACGGCGTCAAGGTGCCGAAGATTGCCACGCACCACGGTGCGGCCGATCTTGAGAGGCGCGTCAGGATTGAGGCGGTTGTAGGCCTCGTGGAACGCCTTGACTGTACGCGACCGAACCATGTCTTGCATGGCCGCGTAGGCGTTCTCGGGGCCGCCCATGGCTTCCGCGTACCGCGCCCACCCAAGGTCTTGAGCAGCCAGCTTTTCGGCCACGTCGTCGCGCTTCTGCTGCCACTCGGTCCACGCCGGGTTCCGGCCGCGGCCGAACATGTCCTCGATCTCGCGTTCCGGCTCGGCGCCGTTGAGCGCGTCCAGATCGGCACGCAGCTGCGCGACCTCCGGGCCGGCCTTGGCCACGTTGGCGTAAAAGTGGTCGCGCAGTGCGCGCTGGTCCTGCGGCGTGAGGTCGCCAACTGCCTTGAAGGCAGCGACGCCGGTAGGCTCGTGCGCAAAGGCGCGGTGCAACGCCTCTACCGCCGCCTGGTCCATCGGCACCTGCTGGCGATGCAGTGGCGCACGCGCCGACCCGTAGCGGTCCCGCACAAAGGCATCCGCCATCGCCTCGAAGGCTTCCTGGTGGGCTTCCGCGCGCACCAAGTCGCCATGCTCGTCTCGCAACGGCGCTATCTCATCCAGCGCCTTTAGGTAGGCGGCACGGTCCGGCGCCTTCTCCATGATCCCCTGCGACAACAAATCAGCCACGATGTCAGCCGGCGGGTCGCCGTCCGCCGTGCGGCCTCCGATGTAATCGCGAATCAACTGCCTGATGTCGACGCCCGGCGTGAACGGTTCCGCCAGGCGCGGCGCGGCGCCCGCCGGCACCGGTGCCGCCAGGTCTGGCCGATTGGCGACGCCCTTTGGCAGCCAATCGGCTTCATCATGGCGCCCCTCGATGATGTCCAGCGCGCCGCGCACCCGGGCCAGGTCGTCGCGATTCACCGGCGCGGCCAGGCGATCCATGCCGCTGGCGCGCACCGTCAGAAACGTGTTGCCGCCGGCCCGGTCGATGCTGTAGTCGCCACGCTCAAGCCCGATCGCCCGCGCGCGTTGGATAGCGGCTTCGACCGACAATCCGCCCAGCGAGACCTGCACTTCATCTTTCGGCCCTTGGCCGAGCGCCATCACCAGCGCGGCGTTGGTTTCCATCTCGCCAAGTGCAACGCCCAGCGTGCGGCGTGCCTCATTCACGGCCTGTCGGCGCCTGGCGTTGGCCTCCTGCAGAATGGCCAGGTCATCGCCGTTGCCGGCGGCGCCGAACTCTATCTCGCGCGCCCGCGCTTCCCATTCGGCGGCTTCCCGCAAGGCATCTTCGGCCATTCCGACGTAGGTATCGCGGTGAAACTCTTCCATGGCCTGCTTGACGGTGCCCATTTCTTCGGCCGATAGGTCAGCATGTAGCCGCCGCGCCAGCACCTGCGCCGCGCCGGCCACGCCCAGCACGTCCACCACGTCGCGATCCACCATGGCCGACCCGCCGGCCGCCAGCGCCAGCGCATTGACGGCGTTGTAGGCGCCGACGCCAATGTGGCGCCCAAGGGCTTGTTCGTAGTCGCCGAACTTTCCGACTTCGTCAAGGAATGCCCGCGTCGACACGGTCCTCAGGTCCTGCTCAACACGATCTTGGACTTCTCGGTCAATATCGGCCGCCGAAACTTCCACCACGAACGCCTTCGGCTCGATGCCGGAATCCACGTCCTTGAGGGCTTGGCGGGACTGCTCGCGTACCGCCTTGAGGCGCTTTTGAGCGAGCAGCAACTCGGCGGCCTTGTCTGCGGCAGCAAGCGTCACGGCCGGCGGCGGCGGGCGACGGATGCCTTGCAGCTCTTCGCGAATCCCCGCTGCGCTGATCTTGCGCGCCTGAGCCTTGGCCTTGGCATCATCGTCTTGCGGCGCCTGTTCGGCTTTCTCGGCCGACAACTCGGATTCTGTCAGGCCGCGTTCCTTGGCGCGCTCGCCGTAATTCGGGGCGAAGCCAAGGCCGCCCCCAGTGGGCGCCGGGGCCAGGTCTTCAACGGACAGCGTCGACGGGTCGGCTGACTCAAGCGGCACCTCGCCAATTTCGGCCTGTGTTCGCGCCTCGGCATCGATCAGCAGTTGCCGGCGCTGCACTTCGACGGCCTCGTCGGCCTGCTTCAGCAAGTCGCGGTGGTGACGAAGCATCGCCCGGTTCGCGGCGGCCGTCGACAGGCCTGATAGGTCTGGCGGGTCAGTGGCTCCCCGCTCCCACCCCAGGGTTTCCGCAACCTTGGTGATGTACGCGCGCTCCGCTTCGATGCGCCGGCGCTGGACGGCTTCCCGCTGCTTGCTGCGGGCCTCGTAGGTGCCCGCCTCTTTTTCCTGGCGGCGCTGTTCGGCCTTCGCCTCGCCGCGGCTCTTAGCTTTTTCGGCGGCGTCCCTGCGGTAATCGGCCTCGCTGCGCACGCCGCGCAGGCGCAGGTAGTTGAGCTTGCCGCCGGCGCCGCCAACCACGCGCCAGGTGCCGGATTTATCCTCGCGGATCATCACCGGCTGGCCTTTCGAGTCGCTTCCGTTCGGGTGGACGGTGATCCAGCGTGTCCCTGGCTCGGATGCCTTGCGCAGCAGGATCAGCGGCGCCTTTCTTTCTGGCGCTTGCTCAGTCTTTGGCCGGCCAAAAAGACGCCGGAAGGCGGAAGCTATCGATGCCATTTTGCAAGCGTAGCGTCACGACCTGCTACAGCCCGACATCCTCATCGAAGATCGTCACCGGCTCGCCATTTGGCGCTGCCGTCCGCCCGTCAGGCCCGTAGCGAAGGTTCTGCCCGTATTCCTCGAATGCCGCTGTCAGCATTTGCGTCAGGCTCAGATCCGGCACCAGCGCGGCGACCTCAGGGTCTTCGTACTTCCCCAGCATGTACAGCTGCTGCTGGCCGAACTGCTGGCGCAGCAGCGCCTTGATCGGCCACCAGTACACGCCAAAGCAGCGGTAGCGCTGCGGATCTGCCTGCAGCGTCATCAGGACATTGCGCAGTGATCGGTTGACGTCCAGGCCTCTCATGCCGTCTCCCTCCCCGTACGGGCCGCTTTCTCGCCCATACGCTCCAGGGCCTCGCCAAACGTGCCGGCGGGACCGCCACGATGATCGGTGGCCGGGTACTGCTCTTCCTCTATGCCGGCCTGCTTTGCGAACTTGAGCCCTTCCTTGGAAACTGCCTCAGCCATTGCCGCCCTTTGGCCAGGGGGAACCATGTTCACCAAGCGCATGATGCTGTGCAGCGTTTTCTTGGTGTCGGCGCCAGACGCATTGCCGTATTCCCTGGTCGCCCGTATCGCCAGCCGGTAGTCGCCGGCGCCGATCGCCATCTTGGCCAGCGCCACACCGACATGATCGCTTTGGCTTGGCGCCGATTCCGATGGTACGCCATGCGTATAGAGGCCGGAATGCACGCGCCCCATGGCAAGCGTATTTCCTATTTCCCGCGTCAGGTCTTCGGGCGTCGCGCGCTCCAGCAGCGCGGCCACCGCGGCAGCCGGCCAGGAAGCTCGCAGGCTGTACTTCTCCTGCTGCACGGCTGGCACCATCTTCTTCAACGAGGTCGCGAAGTCTTCGCCCTTCGATTCCGCGATCACGGCGCCGACCAACGCCTGGCGCGCCTCATTCACGGCGGGCTCGCCGAACAACTCATGGATGACGGCATCCCATGGGTTTTTCTTTTCGACGCCGACGTAAGCGAAGCTGACGCCGATTGGTGGGTTGCCGCCGTAGCTGTTACGGCTGCGCGTCGCCCGGTACTCCGGCTGTGGCCGCTTTTCGCGCTCCGCCTTCATCCAGCCCTGGATCGCCAGCGCGCGATGCTCGGGAATCGGCAGCATCAGGTCGTGGTCATCCAGCTTTTGCCGAACCTCAAAGCTTTGGGCGAACACCGGCTCGCCATCCTTGACCATGCCAGCGCCCAATGACATCGACGCCTTGTACGTGCGCAGCGCCTCCTTGAGGCCGGCCTGGACGTCGTGGAATCGCTCGCGCAGCACCTGCGGGTCGACGCCGACCAGCTTTGCCGGCGTGTTCATGTCGGGGCCGCCAATCTGCCCGGCCAGCGCGTCAGACATCGCCTTGTCGTCGGCCGACTTGTCGTAGGCGGTTGGCGTGATGCCGGCGCTCAAGGCATTGGCATCGAAGGTGAACGCGATGTTGCTGCCGTACGGCCTGGCCCTGATCGTGCCGTCGCGCGGGTCGACGGCGGTCACCAGCCAGTGCGAGGCGTGCCGCGAATACCCGGACACCGCGGCCACTTTCGGATCGACCACAAGCGCGGTGCCGGCGCGCCAGGCATGGCCGGTTGCCGGATGCACAAACACGCCCTCCGGATTGTCGAGCGCCGCCTTGTCGGTGAAGTGCGGGTTAGCCTTGAGCCTGGCGCGCGCCGCGGCGACGTGCGCCTCAAGGCGGCCGGTGGACGCCGCCCCCTTGGGCAGGTTGCGCAGCGACCGACTCATGTCGGCAAATCGCACGAACTCTGCCGCGGCCTGCGCTCGACCTTCGGCGGCGGCGCGCCCCATGGCCGCGTCCCGATCGGCGGCGACCTTAGCTCGCTCGGCATCCGGGTCTGCCGACAGCATGATCATCAGCTCGTTGCGGTCGAACACGCCCTCGCGCGCCAGGTTCTCGATCCGGTTGCCGCCGTTCCACAGCAGGTCCTGCCAGTCGCGCTTCGCCGTCAGGGTCTGGTAGCGGTAGCCGTCAAACGAGCCCTTCGACAGGTAGGTGTGCAGGCGCACGGCCTCGCGTTTGTTGCCCTGGCGCAGGCCGCGGCCGTTGCGCTGCTGGATCGATGCCGGCTCCCACGGCAGTTCCAGGTGGTGGATGTCGCTGGTCCGCTTCTGCAGGTTCAGGCCCTCGCCCATGGTGGCGGTGTTGCCGATGACGACCTTGATCTTGCCGGCGTTGAACCAGTCCTGAATGTTCTGCCGCTTGGCCGACGAGCTGGCCGCCTTGGCGTTCACGATGCCGATTTCGTCGCGTCGCATGCCGCGCGCTACCAGCATGTCGGCCAGGCGCTCGTGCAGGTCGATGTGGTCGGCGAACACCACCTGTCCGCCTTCCTTGCTCAGGGCGGCGATGTTGTCGGCGGCCTTCGTCAGCTTCGGGCTTGGCTCGTCAGGCTCATCAGGATGGCCCAGCAGGCGCAGGTCGATCGCCGCCTTGCCCATCTTGTCCATGATGCTGAAGATGTGTGCGTCGCCGGTGTCGTCCCTGCCGCCGGCCTCACGCGCGGCGTCGCGCAGTTCGGCGTAGACCGCCTGCTGGGCCGGCGACATATCGACCAGCACGGTTTCCGTTTCCGCCCGCGGCAGCGGCAGGCCAACGTCTTCCGCCGTGCGCCGCTGCATGTACTTCGACATGACGGCCCGCAGCTCGTCCATGTTCTTGAAGCCCGACGTGACCAGCGCGTCGGCAATCTCGCCGTCCACGCCGAGCACCTTGTCCCGGGTGAACTCGCAGTAGCGGTCCAGGAATTCCTCGCTGTTTTTGATGCCGCGCTTCGTGAACTCCTCCGGCGCGATATGCGAGAGCATGGAGTAGATTTCCAGCGGGCTGTTTCGCGTCGGCGTCGCCGTCAGACCGAAGACGTTTTTGCCGTCGTTCATTTCCCGCACGTACTGCGTCTTCAGGTTGGTGTCCAGCGCCCGATTGCTCAGACCCTGGCCGCCAAGGAACTTCGGCTGCTCGCCGAAGCGGCTGCGAGCGGCCACCAAGTTCTTTGAAAAGTGGAATTCATCAAGTATCAGCGCATCCACGCCCAGGTCTTCGAAATTCAACGCGTCGGTGCGTTTCTCGAAGTCGCGGCTCGCCACCTGCTGGTCGTAGGACTCCCGAATCTTGCGGACACGCTTGTCGCCGGCCTGGTCGAGCTGGTCTGCGCGCTGCGTCCAGAAGTCATTCTCGATGTAGGCGTTCTTCTTCTCCGGGCTCAGGTCGAGTTCGTTCCACGCCGGGATCGAGATGAACGCGAAGTCGTAGTCGTTCTGCGCGAGGTCATGTAGCTTTCGGTTGCGCTCGGCGGCGGAATCCGGCTTGCCGACCAGTTCGCCGGCCTTGTCGAGGCTGTAGGTCTCGCCGATCACCATGACGCTTGACCCCGGGAACCAGGCATTCGCCTCGGCGACCCAATTGGCAAGCACGGACTTGGGGACCACGATCAGCGGCTTCTTGGCCTGGCCGTTGGCCACCAGGAGGCGCGACAACATCATCCCACGGGCAGTGTTGTGGGTGACGATGAAATCATCGGTCACGTAGAGATGGCTCGGATGCTCGACCTTTATGCACTGCGCACGCTTCCTGCCAACAAAATCAATGGCAGTGATGTAGCGGATTGGCTGGTACTTGCTCTTTGGGCGGACCCGTTCGCGCTTGCGGCTATGCAGGAATGGCGGCACGTCTGGCGGAAGACGCATATGGACCGTGTAGGCGAGCTGGCCCTGCAACTTCTCGCCCTTGTAGGTGTAGGTCGGAATCTTCGACTTCAGCGTCGCGTTTCCACCCAAGCTCTGGACCAGGAAAATCACGTCCCTGGCCAATGCTTCTGACACCGACGTGAACTGCACCGTGACGCCCGCGCGGTCAACATAGCCGTCGGTATCCATGAGTCCTTGCAGCATGGCCAGCCGATCGCTGGCGGACGACATCTTGTAGATGCCGGGCACGAATTTCCCGGCCGCCAAAACGTTCAGGCCAAGACCTTCGATGATGTCCGCGACGCCGTTTGTCGGCGTCAACAGGCTCGACCTGACGATATTCGCGGTCATGCAGTGATTGGTTGCCTGCTCGACTCTGACCTCATATCCTGGAGGGGCCAATTTGGCAACGGCGTCGACGATTTCGTATTCTGGGTTGCAAATTCTGGGCGTGCGACTCTTGAGTGAGCCGTCACCGAGCAACACCCCCAGCAAATAGGGGTGCAGCGGCAAGTCCTGCCGCGCAAACTGAACGGCCCCGACCATCGGTATGGCGTGGTTCTTCGTGCCGCGATAGGTCAGCGTCTTCCGTATCTCGGCCAACGGACGCACCCGCGGCGATCCGCTCCCTCCATGTGTGCGGCGCGCGTTGTTCCGCTCCAAATGCGTCTGCGTCAGCCACAGGTGCTCTTCGCAGCACTGGGTTTGCGCCCCATCATGGAACCGCACGCGGTAAATTTCTTTCTCGCCCTGCGGATACACGCCAGTCACGCGCGTCGGCGAGCCATCCCCAGCGATCACCAAGTCTCCCACGCGGATGTCTCCCATACGTACCCAGCCCGTCGGCGTAAGCACATTGGCGTCAAGCGGCTGCGCCTTCCCGAGTCCAACGTCGTCGGCGATGATCCCCTTGCCGGCCGCCAGCGCCCAGCGCAGGGACGACCAGTGGTAGGCGTTCACGTCGAACTGCGGGTTCAGGCCCGGCACGTCCATGGGCCGATCTGAAAATGCCTTGGCGCGGTAGCCGCGGAAGGCACGGTTGTAGGCGTCCTCGACCGCATCGCGATGTGGTGACGTCAGCAGCCACTCCTTGAAATCCGCGTTCCATTCATCGATGACCGGCTGGTCCTTCTCGCGCAGACCGGTGCGGTTCAGGTACTTTTCAAGCAGGCCCGTCGAATAATCGCCGCTGGTGACCTTGAACACGCCGTTGGCGAAGGTGATGCTGGTCGGCTCCCTGTTGCGCACGTATTGGCTGCTCGACGCCGCGTTCCTGGCGTTGAAGAAGTCGGCCACCACGTCCAGCGGCACCCAGCCAGAGTTCAGCTGCGCCTCCACGTCTTCCAGCGACTGCGGGTCGATGGTGGCCTCAAGCGCCTTTGCCTGCGCCTCGTACTTGGCGCGGAAGGCCGCGTCCAGGTCGTCCCGCGCCAGTGCCGCGCGCAGGGCGTCCAGCTTCGGGTATAGCTCTCCCGACAGGTAGTTGTCGCGGGTCTGCCAGGCGCCGGTGTCGGGCGTCACCGCGTAGGCGTCGTCGGCCATCAGGTGGTCAAGCGTCGCCTGCAGGTCGCCGCCAGCCCACTGCGCGGCAACCTGCTCGGGCGTGAACGAATCCGCGTCTCCAGCGGCGCTGGTGGCGCGCGCCACGGCGGCCGCGAAGTTGTCCGTTTTTTCCTCGCGGTCCGCGTCGCGGCCCTGGACCAGATCGGAATAGCCGCCGCCATTCTTCCTGACGGCGCCCAGCAGGCGCCAGATTTCCGGATAGCTGCGGGCTGCTGCCGCCAGATCCCTGGACGCGTGCGGGTCGCCGTGCTCCTCGATGTATGCGTCCAGCATTTCCTTAACGCGCTCGCGCAGACCATCGGCAGGCTTGCCGGCCGCCACGGTCTCGGCGAGCGTGTGCAGCGTCTCAGCGATGCTGCGCGCGTCGGCGACGAACTTGGCGTCATCGGCGGCGCGATGCCAACGCGGCGGCTCGCCCTGCAGAACGTACAGGATGCCGTCGACCACTTTCGTGTCACCGACCCGGCCCAGGCGATACGGCGCCTTTATGGCACCACCGCGGGCGCGCGTCTTGGCGGCCTCGTCATCGCCCAGCGCGTCGAGAACGTCGGTCACCGTCACCGCCGGGCCGGCTGCGGCCTGCTCCGGCCGCCAGGAGCCGATCGCGTCCGCCACGCCCTCCATCGACCCGGTGACGGTGAAGTCGTTGCCCATGCCGGCGCGCGCCCGCCAGCCCTCTTCCGGGCGCCCGAATACGTGGTCGATGCCGCGCGACTGGAAGAACGTGCCGCCGACGAACTCCTTGTCCCACAGGCCCAGCTTTTCCATCGTTTGACGGTCGACCGTGCCCAGGGCGCCGGCCACGTCATCGGGCCGCTTGCGGAACACCACGATGTCGGTCGTCACCTCGGTATGCGCGGCCTCGAAGGCCGTGTTCGGCATGCGGAAGGCCGTCACGAACTCGCCCTTCTTCAGCAGGCGCTCGCGGAATGCGCGTGTGTTCTTGCCGTCCATGATGCCGGTCGGCACGACCAGCGCCACCACGCCACCGGCGCGCGTCTTGTCGAGCGCGGCGTCGACGAAATACTGCTCGGCCGTCTTCAGGTCGGATTTGTCCTTGCGGATCAGGGCGCCGCGCAGCCCGAACGGCACGTTGCCTACCACGGCGTCGAACTGCCGATCGTCCGTTGTGGCGAAATCCTCGAACGCCGACACATGAACCTGGTGCCGCTGGTGCAGCAGGCGCGCGATGCCGCCGCTGGTGCCGTCCATCTCGACGCCGGTCACGTGGCTTCCGGCCGGCGCCGTGTGCAGGAATACGCCGGTACCGCAACACGGCTCCAGCACTTCCGGCATCCTGCCGCCAGTCAACGCGCCGACTACCTGCCACATGGCGGCGGCGACATCCGGGCGCGTGTAGAACTCGTTCAGGCTGTCGCCAATGCCGCCGGTGCCCGTGTACTGGCGCAGCAGCGCTGCGTCTTCAGGCGACAGCTCTGGCAGCGTGCTGCGGCCCGCCATCAATTCGGCGGCTCGGCGTGCGGCCGCCGCGTTCAGCCGGCGGCGCTCCGCCTTGCTGGTGCCGGCCGGGACGCCGAACGTCTCCAGGGTCTCGACTTGACCCTGTGCGAACAGATCGTCTTCGCGTGCGTCTGGCGCCGCCTTCTTGGCGGGTTTCTTGGCTCCCGCCACGGGCGCGGCGCCCGCAAGATGCTTCTCGCGAATGAACCACCCGCCGTCCTTACGGAACGTGTACGGGTCGACCGCCTTCGCCTGCTCAGCAGTGATGCCGACGCGCACGACACCGCGCAGCGTCTTGCCGCGGCCCGTGACGTGCTCGACGATCTTCTCGCCAGCTGGCGCCGCTTCCGCTAGCCGTGTCGGCGCGGCCTTTTCGTCGCCGCCCATGCGCTTGCGGCGCCGGGCCGTGTGCGGGGCAACGTAAACGCCGTCGTCGCGCGTGTACCCGTCGACCTGCACCGGCATGTCGAACAGCCCGAGTTGCTGGGCGGCCTTGCGCAGCAAGATGCGGATGGCGCCCACTTAAATGTCCATGTTGTCGGCGATGGCCCGCTCGTCTACGCGCGCCTGTTCATCGACGCTCACCTGCTCGGCCAGCAAGCCAAGCAAGTTGCGCTGTGCGTCCTCGCGCTCGGCTTGATCAGCCATGCGGCAGATCACCACGGCTGGCGCTACCAGCGCCGTCAGTAGCCCAAGCGCGGCGAGGATTCCGATCCCGGAACCCATGACTAAGCCGCCACCGCGTGTTCCATACACGCGCTGTCGGCCTGCCTTGTTTCTGCAAACAGCGGTCGGTTCCTCGACCGGAGAATGTTCCTTGCCGCGTTGATGTCGCGGTTATGCACGGTTCCACATGCCGTGCAGGAAAATTCTCTTACAACGAGACCTGTCCAGCCTGCTGGACCCGTCAAGGCCCCGCAGCTGCTGCAAGCTCGCGTTGTGAACGCTTCATTGACGACTTCAACAGTCCGGCCGGCCATCTGGCCCTTGTACTGCACGAACTGCTTGAACATGCCCCAGCCGGAGTCCAAGACGCTCTTGGCCATCTTGGTCTTTGCCAGCCGAGTGCTGCTCACGTCGCCAATGACGATATTCTGGTACTCGTTTACCAACTTCCTCGAAAACTTGTGCAGGGCGTCCGCCCGGCATCGCACCGCCTTGCGGTGAATCCGCTTGGCCTGCCGCTTGTGGCCGCGCCGCTGCGCCATCGCCAGCTTGTCGGCGTGGTGCTGCGTCCACCGGCCGGCTTCCAGTACGTCGCCGTCGCTGGTGGTGGCGATGGCTTTGAGGCCAAGGTCCACACCGACGGCTTCCTTCGGCGCGATGGTTTGCTCGACTTCGACTTCCACCGGCAGGCACAGCCACCAGTCACCCACCGCATCCTGCGCAAAGCACCCGCCTTTCCAATTCACGCCGTCAAGGCGCGCTGACTCGAACACGCGGAAGCTCTTTCCGCAGAATCGCAGTGCCTTGCCTTTGCGCTTGAGGCTCGCAGCCTTGAAAGGAACCCAACCGAGAGCGCGCTTTGCACCACCACTGGCCCGCCAGCGCAGACGCAGTTTCTTGAACTGTGCGCGCTTTGCCGCGTACTCGCAGTTCACCCGCTGAATGGTGTCGGCGCCGATGCGCTCGAAGTACTCGGATGCGCCAGCCGACAGGTTATTCAGGTCAAATCCGGACAACCACTTGCGCTTGGTGTCGGTGCGGGTAGCGGTCTTGGTGCTGGTCTCACAGGCCCAGTTCCAGGCTGTGTTGACCTCGCGTGCCGCCGCGTTCAGCCAAGCGTAGGACTCTGGCTTGACCTTGATCTTCAGCGTTTTCGTGTAGGCCGTCATGGGTGCTATTTTACCTTTCCCTCGCGCCCTCTGCTACGCAACCGGGCTGGTGGGGAGGCGGCATCCGTGCCTCCTTCGTTGTGGCGTCACGACCGCAGCCACGCGCGTGCCGGCGCAGCAAGTGGCGGATCGCTATAACGCCAGCTTGGTGCCAGCCTGAAATGTTCTAACGTCAACACTTACAACTGTTGACTCTGCCCGGAATATCTGGATAATTGGCATCGAAGCTACCGGATGGGCCGGCGGCGGAAAGGAGGCAATACCATGAAAATCACCATCAACACAAGCGGCTATAACGAGCGGCGCTACGGCAAGCCGTGGATCGCCCGCGTGGACTTCGCGGCCAAGGCCGGCGGCGAATTCCTGTGGGGCAACTGGATCGGCCAGCCTGGAGAACCCGGCGAGCTGAGCGTCGAAGCCGAGGCCGGCGACATCATCGCGCGCGGCCAGCGGGACAACCGCAATCCGCGCAATTCAGCGCCGGACTTCTACATCCTGCAAGAGGGCGGAACCCTCAGGCCGTGCGGCAGCAAGATCGAGGCAGTCCGCGCGGCGCGCGAATACAAGGAGAGCGCGCGATGATCACTATCACCAACGCCTTCTCGCTGGCTATGCTGCCGCTCTGGCGGCAGTCCATAGTGGGCGAGGATGGCGACCCGGCGTTCGTTACCGAGCTGGCGATCACCCCATGTGATCCGGTCGCCGTCCTCGCCAAAGCTGACGCCGAGGGACGCGACGTCAGCTCCGCCGTCGGCCACGCAGACACGGCAGCGCTGTTCGCGGGCATTCTCGGACGCCCGGTGCCGAGCGATCGCCGCAGCATCTCGCTGGGCTGCGACGAGGCACTGCTGGTTGGGCAGTACGTCGGGCCACGGCTGCCGGCGGGGGCCACCACGTTGCCGGCATGTGCGACGGTACGATGGTTCCTGGTCCAGTACCTTGAGGATGCGTGATGACCATCGACGACTTCATCAACGCCGTGAGCGCCGGCCCTGTCCGCAAGCGCCCGCGCATGGGGCCGGTCGCGCTGGGCATGGCTCGGCGCATCCTGGTCGACGGCCTGACGGTGGCCGACGCCGCCAGCGAGGCCGGCCGAACCAAACAAGAGGCCAGCCGCGCCGCGCTGCGCGTGCTGCGCAGGCATGATGCAGGCGTGCTCTGCCCGACCTGTTGCCGTCCGCTTTAGGCCTTTGCGGCGGCGGCGTCGAGGCGTTCCGGCTTAATCAACAAATTCGCGGCGGGCATTCAGCGCCGCTTCGGCATCCTTAATGTCGCCGCCGGATGCCAGGATTTCCATCGCGAGGCGGCCGGCGGCGCCCTTCCCTGTGTTGTCGGCCCAGCTCGCGGACTCGCTTTGGCGTTTTGCGCGCAGATAAAGGGCTGCGCGTGGGTATTGCTCTTGCAGCGCCTGCAGGCGTTGCGATGGTGACTGATCCAGGGGTCGCGGCGGCCTGGCGCCATCATTCCCCTCATCTTCCATCATCGCCGAGAACTCGTTTCTGTATCGCGCGTCTTCGTTGTAAGCCGCTGCCGCTGCCGCCATAACCTCGTCAAGGCCAGGCACGGCGGCGTTCAGCGCGGCTTTTCTGGCCATCTCGGCGCCGCGAAGCTCGGCCTCGTAATCATCGACGAGCTTCTGAAGGTCTGTCCGGCCTTCCAGCTTGGCAAAAACCTGCTGGCCATTCACTTTCGTCGCGAACAAGACTCCGGGTACCGGCTTGCGATCGACCACGATGGTTGAGGGCTTGCCGCCCTCAACGGTCATGCCACGCAGGGCGGAACTTTTTGCGTCCGCCGGGAATGTGTATCTGATCGCGGGAGGCACTTTCTGAGTGGCGCTACTTGACTGCCGCGGCGACGAAGCGGCCGGCGAATTTCCTGCCGGGAAAATCACGGCCGGCTTTTCTGCCGCACGTGAAGCGTCATCCCCAACATGGTATTTCTGCACGACGCCATCCTTGCGCGTTCGTGTCTCAACGTGCGTGCCGAACATGTCGGCGGTGCGCGTGTCGCCGCTGGTCTTGGCCTTCAGGAACAGGAAAAACATGGCTACGCCCTCAATCTTGCTTCCGGCCAGGATAGCTGTCGAACAGCCGGCTGTCCGGCTCAACCTTGAGCACCCACTCGCGCGGCGACCCGCGCATTGATGCCTGCACGGTAATGATGCCGTCCTGGCCAATGGACACAACACGCGCGTTCGAGAACGTCGCCAGACCCTTGTGGCCGACCACGTAGGCCTGCGCGCCCTTCCACTGCGCGCCCACGACGATCCCCTTGGCCTTGATGTCGGCAAGCCGTTTTGCCTTCACTGCGGACACCTTGGCGTCCTGGCCGGCGGCTTTCTCGCGGTATGCCGCCACCATGTTCTTGATTTCGGCATCAGACGGCCGCTTCCTCGACTCCGGGAAGTCGGCGCTGACGTAAATGGCGTCGCCGTCGCCGTTGCTGACGAAGGCGCCATGCTCGATCGCGGCCGGCATGTTCGAATAGATCGGCTCGCGCTCGATTCTCACCCTGACCACGGCATCCCGAGCCATCTTCCCGGCTTCCCGGCGCGCGGCATCGAAGGCTTCAACATGGCCGACGGCGGTTGTTCCCGCCGGCACCCTTACGACGCGCTCAGGCGCCGCCAAGTCGCCTCCCTGGCTTCTTCCGCGGGCCTCCAGCGCGCGACGCGCGAAGTGGTACGCATCGATCATTTCCTCGAATTCTGGCGCGCCAGCAATCGGGCCGTCCTTGTCGCCAGGCATCCACTTGCCGTTTGGCAGCCGCCGCGAATACGCCTGCTCTTCCGGGCCATGCTCGGCCTCGTAGGCTTTCTGTTTCGCCGACCGCATGTCGTTGTCTGCCGTCAAGCCACGCTCAGCGGCGCGACTGCGGTCAACCGGCTTGTCGCCGCCGAACAAGTCGCCGGTCTTCGTGTCGTTGCCGCGCCGCACCGGTGCCGGAGCCGCCACCACGTCGGTGTGATAGCTGCCGACGCTGATCAACTTGCCGTTCTTGCCGCGCCGCGTGTGGGCGCGGACGTAGGACTTGAGGAACAGGACGCCGGCTGGTGACTTAGCGAACAGCACCCGCGCCTTGATCATGCCGGGATCGCCCTTCGTGGCGAGCACCTTGGCCTTGAATTCGTCGAACGGCATGGTTGTTACCGGCCCCAGGAAGCGCGGGTTGTCGTAATGCGCCAAGTACGCGCGCACCGCCGCCGACTTGTTGGGGAACCCGAGCATGGCCTTGTCTTCGTCGAACTCCTTCCAGTCGCCGGCCTTGCGTTGATGCACCACGTAGACATTCGGCGCGTCTTCGTCCGGGCCGATGTAGCAGTCGACATGGTCGCCGTCGACGCCCTCCGTAAGGCGGATGTACCCATAATCATTGACCATCTTCGTGCGCCATGACTTGCCTGTGCGGTCGGTGCCCTCGCGCACGCTGCCGGCGGGATTCTCGATGCTGATCTGCAGGCCACGAAAGCTGCGCCGCTTCATTTTGTAGTTGCCGGCCTCGGCCTGCGCGGGCGTCGGGCGCGCCTTGATCAAGATCATGGCTGCACCTTCGCCAGTCTCTCTTCCATCCACGCCAGGAACTCCTTGTTGGCGCCGGCCGGCGGCTGGCGGACAGTTACGAATGTGCCGCGACAGTGCGGATGCTGCACCCCAGCCGCCGGCCACCACATCTCGTCCGGCGTGCGCTCGACCAGGGCATCGCCGTCGCGCTTGCGCGGGCTCGCCGAGCGGCCGTAATTCGTTTTTCCGACCCATACCTGAGTGGCGCCATCCTTGTCGGCGGCATCCGGGCTCACCACCGTGAACTCCCTGCCGTGGATGGACCGGCAGAACGGGCAGGCCGTCGGGTAGGCCTCGACGCGCCTGACCTTGGTACCCGGCGGCAGCGCGGCAATGAACCCCTCGTTGGCGTCGCGCGCCGTCTCGGTGATGGCGATGCGCCGCCAGTCCCGGTTCAGCACGCCGAAGTTGTCCAGCAGGCTCTGCTGAAGCTTCCACAGCGACGCCTCCGGCGAGCCCATGGCGCGGCCCTGCTCGTGCTCAAGGATCAGCTGCTTGATGCTGTGGCGGGCGCGGTCGCCGATGTCGGTAATCAGCTCGCCGGCCCGCGCGGCGGCAAACTCGACCGCCAGGCGTTCCATGGATGACACCGGCACGCCCTGCCGCAGCAGCGCCATGCTGGTCGGCAGCAGGCCGAGCATGGGCTCAAGTTCCGGCCCCGGCAGCGGATTGGCCATAGCGGCTTGCAGCTTGCCGGCCATGGCGGCGCGCACGGCCAGATACTCGGCTTCGGTGCGGATCACGGCCGCCGGCAGGTGCTTCTGGATGATCCAGTCCACCAGCAGCAGCCAATCTTCCAGCGTGTAGTCGGATGGCTGCTTGCGCTCCAGGCGGTCCTTCACGCGCCGCAGCTCGGCGGCATCCCAGCGCAACCATTCCTGCGCCTTGGCCAGCAGGCTCTTGCTCAGCTGGGCCACCGGCTCGCCGCCCAGCGCGCCGGTCAGTTCATTCAGGATGGCCAGCAGTATCCGCTGGCCGCGCGCCGTGACGTCCTCGACGTGCTGGCGCACGTAGGGATCGTGGTGCGGCGTCCAGATGGCGCTTTCCGGCGGGGTCTCGGCCTGCGCCTTGTAGATGGTCTCAAGCGCGTGGTCGGTGCAGTCGTGAGACAGCGGTCCGATGTCAATCAGCAGCGGCGCGTGCACGGCTCAGTCCGCCCGGCGAAACAGCACGCGCATGCTCGGCGCGTCGGCCGGTTCGTCATCGCCTTGGCTGGCTGGCGCCGGCCGGCCGAAGGTCAGCGCTCGCCGGAGTCGGTCGAACGCCTTTTTGAGCGGACCTCTTCGAGCGCCTTCCTGATGCGGTCCGGAAGAATATCGCTGTCCAGCGGGTCCCGCCCCGGCGTCCCCGGCTGGCAGTCCTGATAGTCCAGCAACTCCGCGTCCTTCTCGGTCAGGTTTTTGAAGTCCAAGTTTAGGTTCTCCATGGGCAGATATTAGCACCGGCGCGGCTCCCATGGGCACGTTGTTGTCATGGAACGACCACGCGTCGACATGCCGCTTCACCGCATCGAATGACGCCTCGTTGCCGGTATTCCCGAGCACAACCTCGGGCGGCACGAATCGCTGCGTCTTGCCAAGGAAGCGGTCAACCGCGCGCTTGGCGGCCTCCTGCCGCGGCAGGTGCATGTAGTGCGCCTCGGTTCGGTATCCGGCATCCTTGAACCGCTTCACCAGCGCAACCGCCTTGTGGCCGGTCTTCATGGTGGCGTCGTGGACGATGTTCAGGCGCAACCCCTGGGCGACGTCGGTGATGTGGTCGAAGATGAAGGACGATTCCTCATGCACTTGGGCGGCATTCCAGCCCTCGTACTCTGGCAGCATGCCCTTTATTTCGTCGGCGTCCAGGACGATTGCGCGGTCCTTCGCGTAGACCTTCCCGGCCAGCTTCGACTTGCCAGATCCACCACGCCCCCCCAGTAGGACAAACGTCGGCGCCTCGCCGTCTGCCGGCCTGGCCCCTTCGATCGCGGCTGGCGACAGAATGCGATCCACAATTTCATTGTGCAGGCGCTTCCTGGATTCCTGCCATGCGTTGCCATCCTTGAATTGATCAATCGTCTGCTCGATCGTCGCCAGCCGCTCCTGCGCGGCGCTGATTTTTTGCGCCGTGTCAGCCGGGAACTGCGCGATGATCTTTTCCGGCGTCGCGTCAGGGTCATTGTGCTGGCTGTAGAAGTCGGCCGCCGAGAATTTGTCGGGCGGAATCTTGCCGCCACTCACGGGATCGCCGTCATCCTCTCCGCCGGGGGCACCTCCTTGGCTGCTCTTCCCGCCATCCGGTCGCGTGTGGCCCCGAATCTCATCCCAACGAACTTGGTGCTCGCGCTGGCCGTCGCTGACGGTGGCGCCGTCCTTTCCTGCCGCCACGATCTTGCCGTCAAGCCGCTTGCCGCTGGCCTCGAAGAGCACGCGGTCGCCCGGCTCCAGGTTGTGCGTGCCGTAGCCGGCGGCGGCGCCCCGTTTCTCGTGCTCAGCTGCCGCGCGTCCGCCGCCTCCGGCCGGCTGGTCTTCCTGCGTCCGCTTCCAGCGCCGCGTGGTGTGGCCGGCCCGGTCGGTGACCTGCTGCAGGGCCAACCCAGGGCGCCCCTTCAAGTCGGCCTTGAACAGGATCTGCGCCTTGGTGATGTCGGGGTCGCCATTATCGAACGCCCCTTTGTTGCCGATGGCTGACTTGATCTGCTCGGGGCGAAAGGCAACCGAAACGCGCGCCGGGTTTTTCTCACCATAAGGACCTGCGCCATCGCGGATAGAACGCGCGATCACGCCGTCATAGCCGGCCTTTTCAGCCGCGCGAATGACGTCTGTGAAACCGATGCGAGGGACCATCCCGCTGCGGCCGTGGAGAATGTTTCGTTCATCGAAGTGCCGCGCCAATTCCTGCGGAAAAATGTCGAGTGGAAGCGATCCCCATTGCTCCCCAGCCGCATCAAACTCATAAGGCCGTTGCAGCGACAGGTAGACGGGCATCACATTCGGAGTTCCGTACCTGATTTCGCCAGCGTACTCGCTGGCCGCTTGCGGGTCATCGGTGAAATAGTGGATGCGTGTGCCGCGCTTGCCGCTTTGCTTGAACGCGTCGAATGTGTGCCGAGTGCCGTGATAAACCACCAGCGGCTTGCCGCCTTCGCTCATCGGCTTGCCGGTGTCAGTGACGACTGAATCACCGAACCAACGGCGAAACTCTGGCGTGTCAGTTGCGGCGTCATGCCCAGGTTGGTCGCTCCGGCCACGCTCATCCGCGGCGCCGACGTGATACCCCTGAACAACCCCATCTTTTCTCACGCGCTGCTCGATGTGGGTTCCAGGGACCGCCTTGAACATCACCCGCGCGCCACAGGCAATCGCCTTGGCCAGTCCGGCGGCGCGTTCCTCGTCGGTGTTTTCCTCGATCGGCCCCGCCACGAAGCGGCGCTCGCCGTCCGGCAGTTCCACGATGGCGCCGTCCTCGCCGTCCTCGATCACGCGCACCTGTGGACGCACGCGCAGCTTGTGGCCGAGCAGGCGATCCCACGGCACCTGGTGGCGGGCGCCGTCGGCATGCACCGTGCAGCCGTGCTTCCCGACTGCCTTGACCTCGCCGCTGCCAGGCCCCTTGGCGGTGCGGAAGTAGACGTGGTCGCCGGGGTGCACGCCGCGCACTACCGCGCCACCAGGTACAGCAGCAGCCCCCCGACCAATGACCCGACGAACCCGAATGCGGCCGGCATCAACCAGCCCCACAGCCGTGATCCCTGGCCAGCGCGTTCCGTGACCGAGGCCACGGCCGTTGTCAGCGTCTTGTCGATCAGCGCCACATTCGCCTCAAGCTGGCTGTGGCGACCCCACAGGTTCTCGAGCGACTTCTCGGTGTACTTGCGAGACTCCTCAAGGCCGATCAAGCGCGACATCAGGTCGCCCATCTTGGCGAGGCCGCCCTTGACGTCGTCCATGTCGCGACGCCACGTGTCGAACATTTCCTGCGCCCCCGGCGGTAGTTCGCTGTTCGCCATCTCAGGCCATTGCCTCAATCAGTGCCGACACGGTTTTCAGTCGCTTTGGCGTCCCGAAGTCCACCTGCACCTGCAGCGTGTAGCGGCCGGGGGTGTCGAAATCGCCCGCCACGGTGGCGTATTCCACGTAGGTGTTTGCTGGCAGCAGGACGCCCGCCTCTATCACGTCCTGCGCGCCAACAACGGGCGTCCTGCTGACGGCGGCGCCCCACGGCGGCGTGATGATCAGGGCGACGCCCGAGTGGCCGCTCACGTCCTCCGCCAGGTCAATCCGCAGCAGGACGCCATACGTGCCGGCGACCAGCGCCATGCACGTCACGGCTATTCGACCGCCGGAAGTTCGCCGTCCTCGCCGCCATCCGGCGGCCCCGGCACACGCCGCACGCTGACCACGTTCCCGCACCGCGGGCACGTGACCTCGTGGTCGCGTCCATCCACGTCGATGTCCTCGATCAGGTCGGTCAGGTCGGCGCCACACGGCACGATCAGGCCGTTGCCGGCCTCGACGCCGCGCTTGTTGTGGCCCGCCATGTTGGGGCGACCCAACGCTTGCGCCTCTTCTTCGGTGTAGGTGCCGATCACCGGCCCCTGACAGGTGTGCTGCATTTCCGAGTCCCTCTTAGATGGTCATGCCGGCCAGTTCGGTCGTGAAGCTGGTCTTGATCGCAGCCGCAGACGCGCCGCGCGTCATCTCGACCCACACGCCAATGGTGCTGTTGGCTTCCAGTGTGCCGCCCGGCAGTGACTGCGCGACGCCGTCGTCGACGAAGGTCACGCTGCCTGGCGTGGTCTTGCGGTTGGCGACCGACTGCGCGCCGTTCTTGGCTGACTCGCAGCCGATGCGGATCGAAGACGACGGGTCGGCGGTCAACTTGATGGTGGCCGTCGTCAGTGTCAGCGACGCGTGCTCGTTCTTCCAGAACTCTTTCTCATAGCGGATGGTCTGCGCGACCTCGCTCGCCGAGTTGATGAACATCACCGACGCCTTCGTCTTGCCGGCCGGAATCACAACCACGGTGGCGCCGCCCGCATTGAGGCGGATCGTGACGTTGCCGGCCGGCGCGCTTGCCAGGCTCGCCTTGAGGAAGCGCTCAAATATCTGCGGGAACGCCTTTACCGTGGTCCCCGTCAAAGCCAGGCCCTGAGTCACGATGGCACCGGAGCCACTGCGCCCCGTAATGGTCAGGACCATGGTGTCGCCGGCGGCGCTCGACACGGCCTCGAGCGTCGTAGTAAATGGCATCTGCGTAACCTCCAGCACGCAGGTGTCGTCGATGGCGCCACCGGATGCCGCAGAATCGTCTTCCGGGCGGCTGGCGGCGCCGTATTTCTTCAGGTCGGTGGCGACAATCGGCATGTGGATTCTCCGCGCGTAGGTGGCGACGCCGGCGGGCGGCCGGACTGTGGGTTCATTGTGGCGTCACGACCTACACTGCGAGCGGATCAGCACCACGCCATTGCAGAGCGGCATCGACGCGCTGATCACCGTCGCGCGGTACGGCGTGCCGTCGATCGTGACCCATATCTCGCCGTCAGCCGCCACGCCGGCCGGGCTTTCGGCTGCGGACGATCGGCCAGCCGCCGACCCGACAAGCGCCTCCGCCGACTCACCGGACAGCGCGATCAAAGCCTGTCCGCCGTCGGTCGCCGCAGTCCTGGCGACGCCCAGGACGCCGGCCGCCTCTATCCAGACGGCGGCGGCGGGGGCAAGGCGCGACCCGATGGCGACTGACGACAGCTGCGCGCGAGCGACGCCGCCCGCCGTTTCGATGGCCACCAGCGCCGGGCGCCACTGCCCGGCCAAGACCTCGCCGGCCGTCAGGAGGGATCGACTCGCTGTCGCCAAGGCATCTGTCTGTGCTGTTCGCGCCGCGCCAGCCCGCGCCAGAACATCCGCCGCGTGCTGCACCACCGACAGCATCGCCGCCAAGTTCTCGGCGGACGCCACCACGCCTCGAATGATGCCGGCGCGGACCTCGACGGCATCATCCGCGGCAGCCAACAACCGCGTCATCGCTTCAATTCCGGCGATATGCGGCCCACGTACGCCGCCCGCCTGCTCGGCGGCCAAGACGTGTGCCGCAATCGCCCGCGCCAACGCCTCTGCCGACATCGTCGGCGCGCGGGCGGCGCGCTGCAGCGCCTCGATGGAGAAGTGACCGTAGGCCGCCAGCAGCGCCGGATCGGCAAGCCATGCCGTCTTGCGGGCAGCCGCCACGAAGCCGGCAATGTTGATCCAGGCACTTCCCGCCACCCGCAGGCCGACGAGTGCCTCAAATCCACTGGATTTGCCCGGCGACAACCACGCCGTTTCGAGGTCGTACTCATAGACCGCGTTGCTGGCGTTCCCCATCAGGTAGAGCTTCGCGCCTCCGTCGCCAAAGGCAAACCCGACCGGGTTGGCGTCCTGCGGCGTGACCAGCACGTGGATGCCGCTGTAGACGGCGGCGCCGAGGCCGCTTGTCGCGCCGTATTCGTAGATCTCGTTCGTGGCGTTCCCAAGCACGTACAGCTTGGTGCCGTCTGCGTCGAGCGCGATCCCGACCGGGTTGGCGTCCTGAGCCGTAACGGTCAGGCTCACGCCTCCGTAGGTGGCCGAGCCGATGGCCCACGCGGTGGCCAGGGCGTATTCGTAGACCGTGTTCGTGGCGTTCCCCAGCAGGTACAGCTTGGCGCCGTCCGGCCGGAAGGCGATGCCGACAGGATTCTCGTCCTGCGCGGTAACCAGCAGGCTGACGCCGCCGTAGACGGCCGAGCCGATGTCCCACGCCGCCGGCAGATCGTATTCGTAGACCGCGTTGCTGGCATTGCCCAGCACGTACAGCTTGGCACCATCGGGCCGGAAAACCATGGACACCGGATTCGCGTCCTGCGCTGTGACGGACAGGCTCGCGCCGCTGTAGACCGCCGACCCAACATCCCACGCGGTGCCGAGGTCATATTCGTAGATCGCGTTCGTGGCGTTGCCCAGCACGTACAGCTTCTTGCCGTCCGGCCGGAGCACCACGGCCGCCGGATTGGCGTCCTGCGCGGTAACCAGCAGGCTGACGCCGCCGTAGACGGCCGACAGGCTCAAACTGGCCGCCACGAACCCGGTTGCGGCCAGCCATGTCTTCCGGGCGGCGGCCGTCAGCAGCGACGACTCGATCATCGACTCGCGGCCGGCGGCGGCAATGCTGATCGCTTCCAGGTCACTCGACAGGCCCGACAAAAGGCCGGCCGCGGCCTCTACTGACGGCGCCCAAGCGACCGATGCCTGACCAAGCACGGCAGGGCTGGCGTCACGTGCGGCGGCCAACAGCAGGGAAGACTCTATCGACGCCAGCCGTCCGTACGACAGCAAAGCCGGCGACTCATTGGCGGCCTTCCGGATTGCGGCCAGCCCTGCAGTTCCCTCGAGCGCTGAATATTTCGCAAAGCGAAGGCTTCCGCTTGTCTCCCATGCACTGGCACGTCCAGCCGCCGCTGCGCCGACGGCTTCCCCCGAATCGGCAAGAGCGCGGCTGACCGGCGTTGGTGGCGCCTTGAACGTCGCAATGACGGCCGCCCAATCCTCCCCGCCGATCGTCGGGTTGTAGGTTTTGACGCCGGCAGCTGACTCGATGAAATAACCGCCGGCCAGCGTGGCGTTGCTGCCTTCTATACCTCCAGTGGTGCCGACGCGAACCGGCGGCGCCGCATAGGCCGGGCTGGCGTCCTGCGTAAAGCCGTTCTCGACCGGGCCGTCGGTGGCGACGATGCCGACCGTGAGCACGGCATTCTGTGTGGTAGAGCTGGCGGTGCTGACGCTCGGCGCGCCGACACCGGTGGCGGCGCCCACTACGTCCAGGGCGGCGGCTGGATCGATGCCGCTGACGGCAAATGCCGACACGGCCTTTGCTAAAGGCTGCGTGGACCAGCTGATCGTGATGGTGCCGCCGGACGCCAGCGCGGCGCCCTGCGCGTAGTAGATGGCGCCAGCCACATTGGTGGCGTTAACCGCCGACTGTGCCAGCGCGTAGCTGTTCCCGGCGCTGTCGGCTACGCCCGATATAACGCCGTTGTCATCGTAGGCAGCCGCCACCACGATCAGCGATCCTGCCGGCGCTGCCGCAGCGGTCGTCAGGACCGTGCTCGCCTCACTGATCTTGCTCTGGACCGTCCCAATGCTTAACGGCGTGCCGATGGCCATCGGCGCCTACCCGGGGATGTTCCGGCGCGCTCGCGAGACAGCCCGTGCCCGGGCGGCGCGGCGTTCGTCGCTCGGCTTCTTGACACGCACGGCGCCCCCCCTATTCGATCGCGTAGATCGTCGGCAACGACTTCCCGAAGTCGCCATCTCGGCCGGCTGCCGGCTTGCCGAAGTCGCCATCTCGGCCGCCCGGCTGGCCATTGCCTGGCCCATCCTGTTCATCGCCAGCTGCGTTGCCGTCGCCCTGCCCCGGGTCATCACCCCGCTGGTCGCCCTGGCCGGGATCGCCGCCAGGTTCCTGCCCGAAGTCCTGCTGTGCCTGCTGCTGCAGCTGCGTCCATGGCCCGACCAGCGACGGGTTCAGCGGGGCGTCATCCAGCGGGGTCTTGGTCGGCTGCTGGCCCAGCTCGGCGCGCAGCTCGCCCCACGTCGACGCCATTTTCTGCTGCTCCCAGCGCTGCGCGTTGTCTTCCGGGTCCAGGCCGACGAAGCGGAACACGTAGTTGTCGCCGAAGTCACCGATGACGTAGTCCGACATCAGCGACTCGAAGTAGGACAGCAGCGGGCGCAGGCCCTTGTCCTTGCTGAACGCCAGCTTCTCGCTGGTATCGTTGCCGGCCAGCCGGCTCGAATTGCCGGAGCTGAACGACTCGAAGTTGATCTCGTCCGGCGCGATCGAGTAGATGGCGCAGATGATCGACGTGAGGAACGTCATCCACTTCGCGAAGTACATTTCGTTGAATTCGATGCCGAATTTCTCGAAGCTGGCCTTGCTTTCCTGGTCTTTGCTGACCATCACCGGCACCGTCCAGGCGTTGTTCACGCCCTTGACCATGGCGTTCCAGTGCCGTTTGAAGGCCGTCAGGTCGTTTGCGTCGTAGTCGCCAGACAGGTGCAGCAGTCCCTTGGGGATGGCGTTCTCGTCGAAGCCCTTGATGTTGTGCGTCAGCGCGTTCAGGAATCCGGTCACGATGCGGATCAGCAGCTCGGGCTCGCCCAGGCCGTAGCCGGCCAGCCGCACGTCGGTGCGCGGGTTGCGCGGCACATAGATCAGGTCGTCGTAGCTGTACGCCGTGCGAATGCGGCCCTGCACGACCTGCAGGGCGAATACTTCGTCGTCGCCCTCGTAGCCGTGCTCGGTGCACAGCCGGATGGTGGCGCCGTCGACCGCGTACAGGCCGTCAATGCCCAGCTTGCGGTCGCGCTTGAGTTCGGTCTCGATGGGCGCCGCATCCATGGTCAGGCTGTCGCGGACCAGCTTGGCCATGAGGTGTGGCAGGGCGTCGCGCCGCAGCCGCTGGCGGGCGCGCGGCTTGAATTCCCAGCCGCTGTTTTGCACGAAGCGGGTCAGCAGCTTGATCGATTCGCTTTCCGGCGCCGTCAGCTCGTGCTCTTTGTCGACGTGGCGGATCGCGAACCCGGGCTGGTCTTCCTGTTCCTGCGGCCGGCAGAACGCTGACACCTGACGAATTCTCGTCATGATGACCGCGTTCAGGATCGGCGTCTGCTCGACCATTTGGCGCAGGCTTTCGAAGCCGAGCGGGCTGGGCCTTTCGTACCATTCGCCACTCGCGAAGATTTGCAGGTCATCCAGGTATACCGACTGCATGCCCTGCTGGCGCCGCCGCGCCTCGCTGGTCGGGAACTGGATCACCTGCGCCTTCGTGAGCACCGCCTGCTCGTCCAGGTCGGCGACGATGTGATCGATGACGCGCTGAACGTCGGACGCCGGGATCAGGTCCGACAGCGACGGCCTATAGGTCTGCTGCAGCTGCGCCTGCGCGTCGTAGCGCTCATCGGCCGGCGCACGCGGGTCGTAGGCTACTGTTCTTGCGTCGTCGCTCATGTTGGCATTGTCGCGTCACGACCGGGCGGTCGTTGTAGGATACCCGCTGTCGCCACGAAACGAGGAACCGCCATGCCTGACCGCATCCTGCCAGCCGCCGCCCTCAACCCGCCCGTCGCTTGCGCCGATCCGCCGTGCAACGGCGTCGCCGACATCACCGCCAACGTCGCCATGCTGTCCCCAAAGGCCGGCGACATCGTCCACGTGCGCCTGCACCGGCAGCTTGCCAATCATGAGATGGTGGCGCTCATGGACCAGCTGTCGGCGATCGCTCCGGACGCCCGCTTCCTGGTCACCGACGGCGTGCTCGACCTGAACCTGCTGACATCCGCGCAGCTCGCCGAGATCGGCCTTGCCAGAATCGCATCCCGCCTTGTCCTTCCGCACTGAGGCCGAACTGGCGGCGATGGCGCCGGAGGTCAACTACGGCGCCTTCGACATCGGCGCCGCAGACACCACGCCTGGCGCCGCCTGCTGGTGCGCGCCGCCCGCTCCCATCCATGCCGACAACTACCGGGCCTGGCTGCGGACTCACTACCGCCTGAACCGCGGCGTGGCGCAGCGCATGGCGGCGACGGCCACATACTTTCGCCGCGGCGGCGCGCTCGACGTGGCCGGCCCCTACGCCAGCGAACTGCTGGCGGCGCTGGCCGACATGGCTACGGCTGCGGCAGCGCCACGAACAACGGACACGCCGGGTCGCGCCCGGCAACGCTGAAGCCCCGCGCCCGGCAGTGCCCGCGGCCGGCGTCGAAGGCCTCGCACCGGCCGCAGGTATCGTCAACCAGGCCGGCATCCATCATTTCCACGACGTGCTGTGGCAGTCCCGGCATGTTCTGCGCCGCCGTGCGCTGCTCGACTTGCGCCGCCGCCGTCGGCCCCTCCGGGATGTAGAAGGTGCCCGTACCATGGGCGCGCGCCCAGGCCGCCTCGCAAAGCATGTTGGCGAAGGCAAAATGCGGGTCGATGCCCACCTTGACCACGCGCGGCCGGTACTCGCGGACCTTCTCGTCGGGCTCCATGACCAGAGCGACGCGCGTCAGGTGCAGGAACACCACTTCCCGCAGCAGGTTGACGCGCTTGCGCACGCCGCCGTCAAGGATGTCCTGCTCGCGCTGCTCCGGCGGCATCAGGCAGGTGTGCTTAACGAAGCGGTCCAGCGCCACCTGCATCATCTTGTACTGGTGCAGGGCCACCGTGTAGCGGTCGCGGTCTTCGTCGCGCGTGCGCCGGTCGGCCTTGCTGACCACGGCGTCGCCCCATGCCAGCATGTCATCGGCCAGGTTGGTGTAGTGCGCGAGGAACACGCGGCCCTTGTGGCGCCCCGCGAAGCGCTTGGCGTCGTTGTAGTTGGGCAACGACTCGACCACGCACACCGACACGCCGAACTGCTCCATCAGGCCGCTGCAACGCTCGAACGGGTCATCGCTGTAGATGGCCTCGACGTGGATGGTGGCCTGGCGGCCGTCCGGCAGACGCTCCTTAACGATGGCCACGTTGAACTGGCCCATCTGGTCGATGCCCATGTAGGTGCCGCTCGCGCGGTCCTTCCAGGTCACGCCGGCCCGCGCGCCGGCCGCCACGCACTGGTTCAGGTGCTCCAGCGTCACCGGGATCTGCGTCGGGTCCGCGAACGGCATGCCCAGCTTGCGGTTGTAGAAGTTCTGCTTCTGCTCGCTGGTGGCGGCGCGAGACCAGGACTCCATCATTTCGTCGGCGCTGATCGTTGGCGACAGGATCTGCGACAGGTGCCAGGACTCGATCTTGGCCTTCGGCGCGGCCGCCAGCCATTCGCCGTCCTGTGTGTCGTCGATCCAGGCCTCGCATTTGACGCAGCGGTAGCGGTAGCGGTCGGCGGCACGGTCGAACGCCACGCAGTCCGGCCACATCGATGACAGCACCTGGTGCTCGCCGCAGTTGGGGCAGCGCGTGTGGAAGTCCAGCTGCTTACCGAGCTTGTAGAACCAGTTGATGTCGGCATCCGGCCACTTGGCCGTGCTCACCGCCATGGTGTAGCGGATGTGCGATGCGCTCAGGCGCTCGCGCGTGCGATCGATGTCATCGACCATCATGCCCTGCACTTCGTCGAAGGCAAGGATGTCCATCGGGTATGACTCGGTGGTCACCTTGCCGCTGGTCCACAGAAAGAGGAACACGGCGTCCGCTATGCGCCGCGTCAGTACGTTGCCCTCGCCCTTGGACCTGCTCTTTCCAGCCGGCCCATCGTCAATCGTCAGGTCGCGGTACAGAGATGGGATGGACCGCACCAGCGGCAGCCAGCGTTCCCGGCTGACGTAGCCTGCCAGCGGCATGTCTGGCAGGTAGAAACCGCACGTAGCCGGCGAGAACTTGCGCGCCATGTAGATGCACGCCAGCAGCTCCCAGACGGTCAACCCCATCTGCGCCGCCTTCTGGATCACCATCATCCGCTGGTAGGCATCCTCCGGCGTCGACGGCACGGCGTCGTAGATGGCCCACAGCGAGCGGCGGTTGTCGAGCCGAAACGGCTTGCCGTCCACCTTCAGGCCTGCCGCCGCCAGGCGATCGCACCACTGCCGGAACGTCATGTCCGGCGGTATGTCGCGCGCCACCGGCGTGCGGTCGATCTGCTTGTTCAGGTCGGCAAGAAATCCTGACAGCATCGACCGATGCCCTTCGAGAGCATCCATCAATCCGCCCGGCGCCCGCCCACAGGGGCGTAGCTGAACCCTTGACGCTGGTTCTGAACCTCAAGGCGAGCCGCCACGCGTGCCGCCATCTCTGGCGACTCGGCCCGAATCTCTTCCATGATCGCCCAGTAGAACTCGCGGATGCGCTCGTATTCGTAGGCGCGCGCCATGATCTTCAGCAACTCACTGATCAGGTTGGTGCGCTGGGTGATCGAGGCCGCAAACGACTTCGGCAGCACGATCTTGCGGCGCTCCTCGCCGTCTTCGCCAACTTCAACGCGTGAGCTGTGCTCGCGCAGCAGCTCGGCGTCGGCATAGACCTCGCGCGCCTTGGACAAGAAGTCGAAATCAGCCCGCGCCTGCGCGCCACCACGGGCGATGTATTCCGGTGCCGGCGCTCGCGGCAGGTGGGCCGCCGCGCGCTCCACCACCTCGTCCGGGGTTAGCTTCGCAATCTGCCGCCGCGCGCGCTTCAGCGATGGAGGCTCCGGCTTTTCGGTCTTGACGCGCTTGACCAGCCGAAACCATGTGGCGTGCGGTATGTCCTCGAACTGCCTCCTGACAGGCTCCCAGCTGTGCGGGCCGACGTGCGCAACGTGCTCGGCGAGGGCCTTAAACGCGGCCTTCCTGCGAGCCGCGCTGATCCGTTTCGGGCGTTCCTGTGGCATGGCCGCACTCTAGCATCACGACCCTTCGGCCAGTATCAAAACGCGTATCCGGCCGGCCTGGACTTTTGATACTCGACGCCGCCGTATCAATTCCGGCGCTCAATTTGATACTTCCGGTATCACAACCGGCCCCAGGCCTGGGATATGAGTCTCAACGCGCACGCAGCGCACATGCGGATCGCGGCCGTTCGGCAGGCGCTCGCCACACACACACAGGTCGGTCACTGCGCCGCCCACCGTGAGGCCGCAGTCCGAGCACATCCAGCAGGGTTCGTCGCCGACGCGCTCCAGGCACCGGCCGCCGCAGACGCGGCACGCATGGTCGGTGACGCGCCACAGTGCGTCAGCAGGCGCTGGCGGACCGGGTGTTATGCGTTTTCGCATTAAATCACCCCAATATTTAGCCTCACTTCCCCACTTCGACCGCTTCTGATCGGCGAGCGGCCGAGACAATTCCCCACTTCGCCACCAAAAGCACGCCCATACTCACGGGAGCGTGATCGTTTGGCGCCAAACGTCGTCAGCGCCTTTGACGTACGTCGCGTCGGGCCGGCCGTCGGCGAACGCGTCGACGCGCATCACGGCCGGCAGAATCGCCGCGCCGATCCTGATCGCCGTCGGCATGTCGAAGCCGCCCGGCGCGTTGATTTGAAGATGCCGGGCGTCTACCACGCGCCACGCCGCGACGTGATCGAGCAATACCCCGCCGCGAAGGCCATATCGGTACTGGCCTTCATGCCCGCTCATGCTGTACCTCCACCGGAAACGCCCGGTCCAGGCAGGCCACCAAGCACTGCGGGTCGCCCAGCAACGCCAGCTCGATCGCGCGAGCCATCAGCGCCGGAGCGGCCTCGGCAAGCGCCCGCTCAGCCCGGCGGCGGTCGCTCTTGGGTAATGGCCCAGGTTGGTTGCGCAGGGCGCCATTCGATTTTCCGATTGCCATGTCAGGTCTCCTGCCTGTACTCGGCCGGCAACAGCCGGTCCAAACCATTCTCACATGCCCACGCCAGCATCAGGGCGGGCGACACGTCGGCCATTGACTGCGCCCCCAGCGTGCGCGTCACGGCTTCCCACGCCCACCGCTGCACGTGCCGGATGCGCTGCCGGTCCCACCACTCGCGCGGGCGCAGCGCGTCTTCGCCGTGCTGGTGCTGCCGCCGGTGCTCGCCGTCGGTCAGCGGGATGCAGGCGTAGTCGCCCTTGATCGCCGTGCCGAAGCCATCGGCCACGCGCCGCACGTGCGCCGCCACGCAGCGCGGCGCGCCTGACGGGTCGGGCTCCGCGTTGAACTCCCCGGAATGCGCCGACGGCTGGCGCGTGATCCAGTCGCGGAACTCGGCGTCAGTCCCCGCCGCCGCCCACACGGCCGGCGTCCGGAAGAAGCTGGATTTCCACAGCGCCTGCGCTGGCACGCTGTACGGCCCCTTGGCGGGCTTGGCCAGGTCGGCTCCCGCCGCATCCCGCACCAGGCGCACCAGCACGCGGTACTGGCGATCGAGGAACTTGCCCAGGCCCAGGGCGGTGATGGTGTCGGCGCTCTCGCCGTTCGCGCCAAACACCTGCGCCACCATGCCGTCACGCCGCGGGTCCGGCCGGCGTAGCTCGCCCTGGAACCCGCCTACCTCGGTGTCGCCGTCGAACAGCGCCACGTCTACCGTGGCGTCGTAATACTCGGTGCGGCCCAGCGTCACCACGGCATCGGCATCGGCGCCGTTCTGGGCGTACAGCCGTGCCACAAGGCCGGCCGCCAGCGGCTTCGGGCGACGCACGTAGGCGTGGAAGTCGGCGATGGTTTCGTAATTCACCTGCCGCCCTCGCGTGCTACTCGCTGGCGGTCCTGGACTTCCCACGCCGCCCGGCAGTCGCCGTCGCAGAACTTGCCGGTCGGTACCGGGGATTCGCACCAGTGGCACTTGCCGGTGTCCGCCAGCACCGGGCGCCGCTGCGCCATCGCTGCTCGCGTGAACAGCGCATCGGCTCCCTGCGCGCGGTCAATGTCATCCATTCGAACGCCCTCTCTCGTTGTTATCGCCCAAGGCAGCCGCCGCCAAAAACGCCTCGATGTCCGCGCTGTGCGCGCCGTAGCGCTGCACCACGGCGTTGAATTCCTCGACGTTGTGCCCGACCAGGCCCCACACGGGACGCTCCTCAACGTCGAACCGCGGCTCGCCGTCGCGGTCCAGTTTGTGTTCGGCGTGGCACAGCTCGTGGTAGATCAGGATTTCGCGCTGGCGCGGAGTCGCAGCCTGCCAGTAGTCGTTTTCCAGCACCACCAGAAAGTCCGGCAGCATCCCGAACATCTGCTCCAGCATCCACGTGAACACGCCCTTCAGCTGCCCCTGCACGGACGGCAGATGGACGCTTCCCAGCACGCGCCGGCCGCCGGTGATCTGCTCCCGGCCGCGCAACAGGAACTCGATCCGCGCGCCACCGTCCACCAGGTGCGCGAACTCCGGCAGCGGCAGCAGGCGTTCGTAGTGCCAGCGCGGGCCTCCATCTTCGGCGCCAGGGACCAGGTACTCGCCGCCTTGCTCATCAGCCATCTGAAGCCTCCGGCGCGCCGACAGCGGCAGCCAGCTCGGCGCGCAGCCTGGCATTTTCGGCTTCCGCAGTCTCCAGAAACGCTTTGCAGGCGTCGAGCTGCTCCCGCGCGGCCAGAAGCTGCTTCGTCAGCTCCGCAGCGTGGCCAAGCGCATCCCACTCGCGCTGCTCGGCACGATTACGCTCGGCCTTCAAGATGGCGATCAGCGCCTTGGCGCCGGTTGGCGTGAGAGATTGGTCAAGCGCCATTTTCGGCTCCTAATACTGGCGGAGAAAAACTTCATGCGCCCGCGTAATCAACGCCAGCGCACGGCCATCTTTTACCATGTCGGGCGTCACGCGCAGCAGACGCCAGCCTGCCATTGTTGCGGCGTTTAGGCGGTCAATATCCGCGAGGATACCGGTCACGCTCCCGTGCGCCTTGCGCCCCCATATTCCACCCTGAACCTCGACCAGCAGGCTCAAATCTGGCGGCGAAGGCCACGCGAAGTCGGCCCGCAGCTTCCTTGGCGGCGCGTAGTGGTACTGCCGCACCGGATCGGGCAGACCGGCCGCCTTGATCTGAAAGGCAAGCAGGTCTTCCGGGTCTTCGATTGTGAACCGAAACTCCAGCAGGCCTTCCGTGGTTTTGGCCTTTCTCACGCGGCCTCCTGGCGCGGCAGTTGCGCACGAATAACAATCTCGACCACCGACCTTGCCGTCTTTGGGCTTGCGCCGTGTAGAGTAACCCTATGGCCATTCACGCTTACGTGGCAACGATCTTCGTTGTCCCACTTTGTCACCCAAGCATCGCCAAGTATCCATTTGCTACATCCTCCACGGCGGTAGTATTTCCACTTGCTCACTGCGCCCCCCACTGCTCTGCCATCGCGGCGGCCACGCCGGGAAGCGTTCTCGACCGCTCCTTCCAGCGATTCGGGCCTGGCGGCATCTTGTGAACGCGCGCCTCGCGTCCGGCAACGATGTCTGTCGGAACCAGTGGCGGCAGCCCATGAAGCCAAAGGCATGTCGCCTTGACCTCGCCGTGACCGAACATCCACGGCTGAATAATCTGATCGGGTTTGCGGATACGGCTTGAAATGATGCTGATCGGATTTTCCAGCGCGATACGCGGGATGGGCGCCGCCAACAAGGCTCGCACAAACTCCAGAGCCACCTCCTGCTCGCGCGGCTTGTCCTTGAACCATCGCGCGCCGCTAACGGCCAAGTCAGTGCAAGGCGGGTGGAAAATTGCCAAATCCCAATTGTCGCCGATCACGCCCAGGAGATCGCCTTGGATATGCTTTTCAGGGGCCGCCTCGCAGGGCAGCAGATCGCACGACCATGCGTCGTGCCCGCGCGCTGCAAAGGCATCCCGCACAACTCCGCTGAATTCGCAACCAATCAAGACTCTCATACCGCCTCCCAAATTAGCGATTTGTTGCTGCCCTTGTACCGCCGCACCAAGCCACGCCGCTCAAGCGACGCTAACCGATCGGCCATCAACTCGCGGTGCACGCCGAAGTGCTTGGCGGCATCCGGCGCCGTTGCGCGACCCCTGGCGCGCAGGAATTCGAGCGCCACCACCAGGGTGCTGGCCATGGCCTTCTTCGCGCCATCCCCGCCGCGCTTGTACGACGGCGTCCGGTCGCGCTTTACTGGCGGCAAACTGCTAACTGCTGACAAATTAGCAGCTCCAACTTCGCACGTCTTGCACTCCCACAGCCGCACCCGGTCCGCATCCTGAGCGGCCTGCGCCATCTTGTGGCAGGTGGCGCATGTGGCAGGCGTCAGGCTCAGGTCGCCGGGCCTGAGCGGGCACAGGAACGTAGCCAGCCCACCTTTGGCGCGGGCTTTTTCTGCGGACTTTAGGACGTTCAAGGGGCGCCCCCGCCACATCCAAACGGCGCCACGTCCGCACCCGGAATCGCCTTCTCCCATCGCGGCTCGACGGCGCCCTCGACCACGCCCACAGGCGCAAGAACGGTGACGGTGATTCCGTACTGCTTGGCCATGGCTTCGGCCAGTGCCTTGGCCTCGGCCGGCGTATGTGCCACCGCGTCCATGCGCCGAAGATCATGCAGGCGGATAGCGTCTACGATGAGGTAGGTGCTCATTTCACACTCCTTTTGCCGTACTCAGCAGCCGTTCCGCCAAATCGATCAGCACGTCGATGGCGCGTCCGATTTCTGCGGGGTCGCCCTGCGGCGCTTCCTCGCCACGGCGCCAGGCGTTGTGCTGGCGCAGGACGGATACGGCTTGCTCTACGGTCATCGCAGCAGCTCCTTGATTCTGCGCACATGGTCTTCGTTCCGGCGCTTGGCCCTCAACACTAAGCCTTCGACGCGGGCCATCATGTCCGGCAGGATGTCGCGCAGCAGCGCCTTGCATTCGGCCAGTTCGTTATCCAAGGCCGCATAGTCCTGCTGCGCTCGCTCGCACGACAAGCACTCTGGGTCGTAAAGTTCTTCGTTCATGTCAGGCCGCCTCCATCCAATGCGCCGGCAGTCCGCGCGTCGCGCGTCCGTTCGGAGCTTGTTTCATCACTTCTGCCGGCGGCAGCCCGTCCAGCAGGTCGGCCATCCACAGCCGGCCGGCCGGCGACATCGACGGCAGCAGCTGCGCCAGCAGGCCCGGTTCGGCGCGCATGAGATCGCGAACAGACTCCCCGCGGATCGCCCAGTTGCCAGGCTTGTCGCTGCGAGCACGCGGACGGTACGTCACGCGGCGCTGCGCCTGCAGCCGGCCCGCGCGAATCCAGCGCGAGACCGTATCCACCGGCAGGCCCAGGCGCCTCGACAGATCTGACGCCGTGCAGGTCTCCGCCTCATCCCGAGCCGCCCCCAGCTTACGGCTGCGTCTTTCAATGGCGTACAGGCTATGTGGCTCGCCTACGGCCGTCAGCCGCGCTGCCAGGCGCTCTATTGGCCAGTCGGCCCGCTCAATCAGCAGCCTGTCGGCGGCAGCGGACCAGGGGCGACGGCCTGCCTTTGTCGGCTTGCCTTCCATTTTGCGCGCGGCGGCCTTGACAACCCATGGCGAAAGGCCCAGCCGGCGCCCAAGACGTGCAAAGTCTCCGTACTTGATCCCGCGCCTCAACGCCTTCGCGATCGCCACGAGTTGCGCTGTGTTGAGCGTGTGCTTGCGGCCATTTGCCAGGCCATTCATTGGCGCCAGCAGGCCGTCCCTCCGCGCCCTGTGTTGGATGGCGCCAGGGCTGCGGTTGTGCAGCACCTGCGCGCAGGCTGCGGTTCCGCCCAACGGGTAGTGCTTTCGCAGCAGCCGAAGCTCGGCCGTCGTCCACGCGCTCAACTCCATACTCCTGGCAGCCACAGCTGCCCGACTGCGACCCGCATCCGGCGCGGCCTGCCGCCTCCCCTGGCGGACTCTATGGCAGGCGCACGCGACGCCGTGAACCCGCCGAACAGCCCTATCTGGCCGTGAATGGCGGGCGACAGCATCAGCATCCGAGATTGCCGCGCCCCGGCCTGACGAGCGACGATTAACTTGGCCTCAAGATGGCTTGACACCCATTCGACGCGACGCGGCGTCACGCACCCAGACATTCCAACCTCTCCCACCACGGCGCAAAACAGCGGCCGATGACCACGCGTTTCGCCACCCTTTGCATTGCGGCCGGCCTGGTACTCGCGCTGCCGGTTGTAGCAGCTGGCGCACAGCGTGCGTCCCAGCACAAGCCGAAGTCCGCCCTGTCCGCAGCGGCAGCAGGTCTGCCCAACGCTGGCCGGAGTTGCCTTGCCAGGCGCCGCCTTGGCTGATACCGGCTCGCCAGCATTGGCGGCACCGACGTCGCAACCCATGCACGGCGCCAGGCGAATCCTGTCTTCCTCACGGTTGCGCCGCGCCCTGGCCCACATGCCAGCGCAGGTGGACGGCGTCAGGCGCAGGTCGCCGACATGGCGTTGGCATGTGAACAGGCCGTCACTGGCGCAGATTTCTGTCTGGCAGCTCACGTCGGCGCCCCCGCGGCCGTCTTGGCATCCCTTGCGCGGTACGCCTCCCACATGCGCAGGTTAGCGAGGCGGGCAATATCCACGGCCTGCTCAGGCGACAGCCGGTAGGCGTCCGGGTTTGGCTTGGCGCGGCGCACGCACGTCACAGCCACCGGCCCCAGTCCTCCATCGGTCCTTTTCGCCAACAACACGCCGCTCGCCGGACTCGGCAGGAACTCCACTAACTCGGGGCGCCAGATGTCTTCCGGCAGGCAAAAGTAGTGTTTCCACACCCGCTGCGGCCACTGCTTCGGCACGCCTGGTGGCGTCACGTACTGCCAGCTGCCGTCGGCCTGCTGTTCGCGCCGCGTCGCCATGCGATGCCACCACTTGTCCTTTTTCGCGTCTGCCTTGAAGTCGGCGCGGCTGATCTTGATCTCGACATCGATGATCCGCAGGTTGGTCGTCACGCCCAGCACATCGCATTCGTGACCCGTCCAGTTGCAGTTGTCGACCAGCACCACGCAGCGGCGGGCCAAAGTTTGCAGCGCGATGGCGCGGGCGATGGCGTGGGCGTTCATCGGTTGCTCCGAGAAACCCCGGCGTTCAGGCCGGGGAGGAAAGGAGCAGCGGCCATCGGCCGCCGCTTGTGATTCGGGTGGCTTGAGTGTACCATGCATCCTATATGAGCACTCGCACGGTATCCCTCAAATTGGTTTCGACTGCCGAACAGGCTGGTGCACTGGCGGCGCTGGCTGACGCATTCGCTGCGGCCTGTAATGCCATCGTTCCGTTCGCCGTCGAGCACCGCTGCTGGAAC